ACTTTGTAGATAGTGTTGCACCTACACTAGAACGACTGTATATGACAGGTGGCGAACCTACACTTATACAAGCAAACCAATATGTGCTAGATAAACTTGTAGAAACAGGTAATACAAAATGTCATGTTGCCTGGACTACAAATATGACCACATGGCCTGAAGGATTTTATGATAAACTGGATTTCTTTGATTCAAGCGAAGTACAGATGAGCATAGACGGATATGGTGATCACAACATGTATATACGCTATCCTACAGATTGGAACAAGGTAGAAGAAAACTTTGCCAAAGCAATGACATTACCTACAAATGTAGAACTAAAAATATACTTTGTGTATCAAGCATGGAATGTGTTTGATGTTGCACCGTTGATCAAATGGTTAGAAAGCACACAAACAAGACGTGTTGATTTTGTTCCTATATTTTTAGAGCATCCAGATCAAATACACAGTTGCGTATGGCCTGACGATATTAAACACAAAGCACTCGACGATTTAAGAATGTTAAAAACACATATGCATAAAGATCCTGTTCAAAGAATCATTAACTACACACAGAATACCAATAAATATTCTGTAGAAAATATTAACAAAATGCGTCAATTTATATCAATAAATGACAAATATAGAAAACACAAGTTTGGTGATGTGTTTCCGTTTTTAGATTATGTATTGGAAACTTCATGCAAGATATAAAGGCTATTATTCCAGCCAAAGACAAATGGGTAAGTCTAGTATGGCAAGTTAATGACTGGTGTAACTTCCGTTGCACATATTGTAGTGAATGGAACTGGGCAGGACGCAACAAGAATGATAGTGACATTCCGCTAATTGTAAATACGCTAGAACGTATAATGTTACACTACAAAGCCAAAGGATACAAATATTTTAAACTGTATCTCAGTGGTGGCGAACCTACGTTTTGGAAAGCATTAATTCCTGTTGTGGAAAAGTTTAGAGAACATGCAGAGTGGCCAGGCAGTTGTGTAGGTATTAACACCAACTTCAGCAAGCCGCTCAGTTGGTGGAAAGAAAACCATCACTTGTTTGAAGATATTGTTGCAAGTTATCATGCAGAGTGGAGTAAAGACGACAAGTATATAGAAGTGTATAAGTTTTTACAAGACAAAAAAAATTATTTGTGCAGCAGAATAATGATGCATCACAATCATTTCCAACAGTGTATTGACTTTGGCAATAGAATCAAAGAAGAATGTGACAACTACATGATTGAGTATGCACCAGTGTATGATGAATTACGTCCTAGTACAGATCCATATCACTATGAAGAACAATGGCAAATGGACTTTTTTAAAACAAACAGCACAGTGCAGCAGCAAAGCATTCCTATCAAGAAAGAGCCGAGCTATGCATGGGCAAAAACTTGGTTTCAAGATGATACAATAGAACCTATCAACACCAATAGTATTATTACAGAAGGCAAAAACTTCTTTCAAGGTTGGCTTTGTAATATACACGAAAGTTTGCATATACACCCTAACGGACGCATACAACAAGCAAGCTGTGGTGTAGGTCCTATTGTGGGTAACATTGTGCAAGGCGAGTTTAACACAACAATGAGTGACGGTGTGTGGTGTCCAAAGTCACATTGTCACTGTGCAGCAGATTTTAACATTAGTAAAGCAAGGCCAGAGTATGCAGACAAAATTAGATAAATTACCAAAAAATTATTGCTATCTTGCTAACCAAGGATTTAGTAGTCATCCACATGGTCGTAGTCGTCCATGTTGCTTTAGTATGGTAGGTACAAATAGTTTTATGCCTGGTGTTAAAATTGACAACATTCGTGAATGGGAACATCATAATAATAGTAACAGCGATACTTTAGCACAGTTTGTAAATGATCCTCAAATAAAAAAAATACGCAAGCAATTAATTAACAATGAAGTGCCAGACGGGTGTCGCAGTTGCTTTGGTTTAGAAGAACAAGGTATCCGTAGTTTTAGACAAACGTGGAATGAAATATATGAAGATCATATAGACGAAACTCTACAACATTTGCAGCCAGACGGCACAATTGATCAAAAAGCAATTACCTATTTGGATATCAGTTTAGGGAATGTGTGCAACTTAAAATGTCGTAGTTGCAATCCTTGGGCAAGTCATAGATGGATAGAAGAAGGTCCTACAGTACCACACACTGATTGGGATGAAACAGCATATAAAATTGCAGAACTTAGCAGTAAGGACCCTTGGTTTGTACGTGCATTTGCAGAAGGTTATTTTGATGATGTATTGCCAAATGTGCGTGTGATTAATTTTGTTGGTGGCGAGCCGCTTGTGGTAGAAGAACACTATGCTTGGCTTGAACATATTATTGAACAAGGATGGAGCAAGAACATTGAGCTACATTATAATACAAATGCTACAACAATACCAGATAGACTGCTAAACATTTGGGACAAGTTTCGTGGCGTAATATTAAGTCTAAGTATTGATGCTATTGGTGATCTTGCATATTATGTACGACATCCTAGCAAATGGAAAATTGTAGAACGTAATGTGCAAAAATTAAAAGAGTTCAGTGCTACACGACACGGTGTTTTAGTTCATACACATGTCACACTGAGTGTATTAAACATTCATGATTTACCAAATATATTAGATTGGTGTAAAAAACAATATGATGAATGGCACTATACATGGGCTTGGGGTAACTTTGGATATCAAAATTGCCTACCACATTTTAATATTGTAGAAAATCCATATAACATGCATTTGCGTAATTTGCCACAAGAACGCAAAGACTTGATGAATGAAATGCTAGAAGAACAGTATGAGAGATTTAAGTCAGCAGACTTGCCAGAGTGGGAACAATGGGCAGTGGAAAACATTATAGGTTTAAAAAATATAATTAATCAACAATCAGATGAAAATGGTTGGCAGCATTTTATCGACAATACACATGCCAGTGATAAATTTAGGAAACTGGACATACACAATTATATTCCTTGGATGAAGGAGTACTTTTGAAACTTGTTAGTTTTGGTGATGAATATACAAAAGATGTTGCAAACAACCTAGCAAATAGTTTAGGTTTTGAGTTTTGCGATTTGTCAAAACATGATACATGTAATCAACAGATATTTAGAGATGTAATTGATTTTAGTGCTGACGATCTAAAAAATGTTTTTATACTAATAGGATGGACACACAGTAAAAGGTTAGAAATACATTGGAAAGAAACATTTACATATAGGCCAGATGTAAATGAATACATTGACAATGGTATTAATAGTTTGCATAGATTTGACGACATACTGTTCAACGATATTTTATTAACACAGCATTGGGCAAGCGAAGCATACACACTACAACAAGTTTTAACATCTAAGAATACGAAATATTACATGTATAACACACAAGACTGCATGTACTATAATGAAAAAACAAAACATTATATAGATAGCTTGTGTAGAGTACATTATCATAATCCTGTGAATTTACAAAGCAGTATCAAATATCAAAAAGAGGATTTTTTACTGGGTAAAATTCATGCAGGAGGTATATTATGAAATATCTTGTTGCATTTGGTTGTAGTCATACCAACGGTAGTATGCTTGATGGCACAGCAGGTAGCAGTTACGAAAATACACAAAGATCGTTTGGTGGCATATTGGCTAAACGTCATGGATACAAATTTTACAATATTAGCAAGCCGGGCGGCAGTAATGCATATATTCATAGATGTGTTGTTGAATACATAACTCATTACATGGATAAAGATACGCCTCAACTGTTCCTAATCAATTGGACCAGCAGACCACGCATGGAATATAGATATCCCGAAGATACTCATGTGCATGATACCTACGGTGATTTTGTAGATAAAAAGTCTGTGCCTTTTACTGTGGGCAGCAATCCTAGTTTATTTCATGATAATAGATACGGACAATTACAAACATATTCGCCGTATTTTTTAGATCCTGATATCAACAGTATGAGATGGGCTACTTGGGCTTATGGACTACAGTGTATGCTAGATCATATGCGTATTCCATACTTGATGACAAATACTTGCGAAGGTATGCCTGTTATACCAGGTAATGAAAAAATTGTAGATAAACTAAATTTACAAAAGTACATAGATCCTTTTGATTATAATCAATGCATGTTAGGTTATCTCACTGCAAAAGGATATAAAAAAACAACGTGTTGGCATTTTAGAGAAGATGGGCATTTAGCATGGGCAAAAAAACTTGATAAACACTTGAAGGAGTTAGGTTATGTTGAATAGATATATTATAAATGAAAAGTTTAGATACAAAACAAACGACTTTAACTTTAGACTAGGGTTTTTGGAAGAAACAACTGTAAATAGGCAAGTATTATTCACAAGAATAGATCATTGGAAAAATGTGTTGTTGAGATATTGCGGAGTACATGCAGGGCAGTCGTTAATGATACATATGAATCAAAACAGTCTTGATGTTTTTGCAATTTATTTTGCAGCAATAGAATGTGATATAAATCTAGTGGATTGCAACCCAGATATTATAATTCATAATCTAGCTGATACAGAACTTGAAACACTGCAATTTAACAAGACAAAAAATTATAATTATTTTGACTTAGCTGATATAAAATTCACAGGAAACATCGATTATCAACAACAGGGAACGGCAACTGTTTATGGCAGTATTCAAAACGACTTGCCAAACAAAGTCGATGTAAATGGAAATGTTTTACATACCAAATATAAAAATAGCATGTTATTCAAAAATTTCTTTTTACCCAGTCTAAATCAAAAAGTAGAAGCGCACTTTGCTTTAGGATACAATGATTTAAATTTAGGATTAGATAAAATTGCCCATATTGTACAGAAATGTGCGATAGATTGTATAGTACTTCCTCATATTCAAGCAGTTTGTGTTTTACAAAATTGTTGTTCTAAAAGGAATATAGATACATCAAATTTAAAAATATTTTATGCGCAAAACGACTATCTAGTACAAAATAACAATGTTGATTATATCGATCAGTACAGTGATATCCCCGAAATGTTTCATTTAAATGGAAAGATATTACAAGACAATGAAAAATTATATTTTCAATTTTTTTCAAAAACAGATCCAGCAGTAGCACAAGTAAAAATTAATTCTATAAATTCATACTTGAAAAAGAAATATGATAAAACTATTTACAAATGGGATGTGCTGGATGCCATGCTCGATTTAGAAGACACATTGGTAATGTTTAGGAATTTGTAATGCGAGTAGTATATAGCGACGGATGCAGTTTAATGGCAGGCGCAGAACATGAATCATGGCTTGTAAATTCAGACACAGGTTATGAGGAATGTGATACTACATGGAGTGCTGTTTTACAAAAAAGATATTTTCCTGATGCAGAATTTATGAGCAGAGCCGCTACAGCAACTAGTAATTTTAGTATAGCAAGAAGAACTCTTCACTATGTAAATGAATTGTTAAAGGAATATGATGCAAGTGATATACTTGTGTGTATAATGTGGACCAGCATTTATAGAAAAGAATTTAGAACTAGCAAAGGCTATTTTAGCACTCTTCCTACTGACAATTCAGTAAGTTTTAAACAAAAGCCAGCAGGCGAAATTATGGATTATAATTTAAGAAAAAATATACTTAAAGAACATAATCTTTACAACTTGGCAGATGCATATTATAGAGCACTTAATCAACCTATAAATTTTACTTTGGATAGTATGTCACAGATTGAATATGTAAATCTATTTTTACAAAAACATGAGATAAAATCTATCCAGTGTCATGGCTTTGGTGAACACTTTTATCATTTGCAGCAAGATTCAGATGCATATTTGCAAAGTATGGCAGATCGCATAAAAAGTTTTAACATATATTACATTAATAAACGTCCGCCGCAAGGTTTTAACGAATGGGCAAATGGCTCATTCAAACTAGGGCCAGGACTACACCCATTAGAAGGCGCACACGAAATGTGGGCAAACTTGTTGGCAAAAAAATACTTGACAAGCATTACATAATTTGCTATAACAAACTATAGGAGGGCAATATGGCAAACACTTGGGTTATAAGCGACACACATTTTAGACACGCAGCAATCTTGACGTTCAAGGACTATGCTGGCAAACCACCTAGAGCAGGATTTGACAGTGTAGAGCAAATGGATGAATGCATGATGGACAACTGGAATGACATGATCAAGCCAGAAGACACTGTGTATCACTTGGGTGATGTGTTGTTTGGTGAAAACAAGTTAGACTGGATGTTACAAAACTTCAAGAAGTTGCCTGGCAAAAAATATCTTATACTTGGCAACCACGACAATCCTAAGTTTATGGGCATGTTCTTCAAACAAATCATGTTATGGAAAGACTTTAATGGATTGATTCTAAGTCATACTCCTTTGCATCCTAGCACATTAGACGAGTCACACAGATTTGGTGATGGAAAGGTTCTTAACGTGCATGGACACATACACAGCAACCCTTCGCCTGAAGGTCCATACAAATGTGTATGTGTTGAGCAAACTGATTACAAACCAGTTAATTTGGATGAGTTGAGAAATGCTTGATGATCACGCAGCAAAACTATTTGCAAAAAATATCAATATGATGGTGCCGTGGTATCTCATGGCATCATACGCTTACTACAAACAAGATGATGCTATCTTTTCAGACGGCTTCTTTGACGAAATGGGCAAAACAATGTTGGCCTGTTGGGATGACATTGAGCACTTCCACAAAGAATATATCACCAAAGGCGATTTGGAAGCAGGCACTTTCCTAGGCGAGTATCCGAGTCGTGTAGAAGGTGGGTTGGCAAGTTTGCGTGAAGCATACTTTACAAAAAGTGGAACGGTTCGAAAAAAGCCCAAATTAACTTGACTTTTACACTTCAATCATATATAGTACAATAAAGCATAGGAGAACACAATGTCTAAGTATGGTCCTAAAGTTTATGCTAGTGATTTTATAAAAACAAAAAATCATTGGGCAGTTGGTGTAATTTGGAATGCAGAAGGCAGCAAGGGTACTTATAATATTGAAATGAAAGATAATGGATTTACTTGTGATTGTCCAGCGTTCAAAAAATGCAAACACATAAAAGCAGTTGAGGAGGGCTTTAATGGCTAGAGCAAGCAAAGTATCAGCAAAACCTAAAAAGAAAACAGTTCGTTTAAAGCGTAGGGCAAGCCTTTGGGAACTAATGCCAACTAACAAAGGTTGGCTTGGAGCTCACTATTATGTGCATTATGAAATCGAATCAAAGGATTGGCTCAATGTATGCAAAAACTATATTAAAAAGAAATACGACAAGAAGATTGTTGCTGCTATTAATAAGCTACCAGACTGGAAGGTTGGCGGGAAGAGCCATTATGCACTTGCTGCTTATTGTGAGGAACATCACCCGCATTTGATTCCAGACTATTATGCAGGTAAATTTGATAAATGGGTAATGGGTTTGGCAGAAGAAGGTGCGAAAGTTGTAGAGCAAAAGAAAGCAGAAGAAAAAGAAAAAAAGAATGTGTATGTGCCAAGCATACAAGAACGTATTCGTGATCAAGCAATTGAAGCATGTGATGCTATTGAGGAATGGCTTGATGGATTTATTACAAACAAAAAAGATTTTAATCCTAAAGGATTTGATTTTGTTAGCCATTTTGCAAAATATAAAGTTAGTCAAGCTCATGCAAGAAAAATCAAAGGATTGTATGCAGGAGAACTTGAAGAAGCAAGACTGATACAAAATCTTCCTACTCCAGGTGAAATCAAACGTTGCAAAGACGAGCGTGAAGCTGATATGATGCAACAGTTACGTGAAGGATACGGACACCTAACCAAGAAAGATACCAAAACATATTTGGAAGCATTAGAGACGCTACACGGTGCTTGTGACGTTGTTATAGATGCCGCTAAAGCAAGTCGTAAGCCTCGTGCAAAGAAAGCACCAAGTAAAGAAAAATTGATTGCAAAACTAAAGTATCTTGAGCGTGATGATAAACTACAATTGGTTAGTGTTAATCCACTTGAAATTATTGATGCTAAAGAAGTCTGGGTGTATAATATTAAAACACGCAAGTTAGGAAAATATGTTGCAGCAGATCATGCAACTATACAAGTGAAAGGTGCCGGATTACAATTTTATGACGAAAAAACCAGCATTCAAAAAACACTGCGTAAGCCAAACGAAACACTCAAAGAGTTTAAGAAAGCAGGTAAGGTTGCCCTTCGCAAGTTTATGGATGATATTAAGACTACAGATATCAAACTAAACGGGCGTTTAAATAGTGATACTATTATACTCAAGTGTGTGAAATAAATATATTATGACATTAGAACAACTTGAACGACAGGTGCTGTTGTGGAACAAAGCTGCCATACTAGCACCTATTTTTTTTACTGGCCTGCTTATGGTCGCTTGGCTATTGAGTTTTTGTAGCACACAAACACTGTTCTTCATTGCCTGTGGATTGTATTTTCTTACAGCAATTATTTGGTGGTGGTGGACTATGAAAAGCATACATCTATTGGTTAAAACACTTACCAGCACAAGAGAAGGTGTGGTAGAAGTAGCCCAAGAACTTAAAAGTATTCGAGAAGAACTAAGTGTTGACAACTTCCAAGATAAGTAGTATATTATTAGTACAGTGGACTATGTGTTCGACCCACTATAAATATTCCGCACACTCCAGTAGCCGAGGAGTATAATATGAGTTACTATAGCACAAAAACATATGGGCACAACATTGGATTGAGTGCCTGCTTTAGACAACCTAAAGCACATAGCCATTGCAGATTCTTACACGGATATAGTTTGCAATTTAGATTTACATTTGCAGCAAATGAACTAGACGAAAAGAACTGGGTAGTTGACTTTGGTGGTTTGAAGCCGCTTAAAGCATGGCTAGAAGACATGTTCGATCACAAAGTTGTATTGGATGCAGATGATCCAGAAATGGCGACATTTGAATTACTACAAGACAAAGGACTAGCAGAACTTACAATTTTGGACGGTGTAGGTGTAGAACGTTTTGCATATCATGCTTGGGAACAAGCAGATGAACTAGTGCAAGAAATGACCAACGGTCGTTGTCGTTGTGTTGAAGTAGAATGTGCTGAGCATGGAGCAAACAGTGCAATCTACAAAGCAGACTAATTACGTAGCATGTCTTAAATGGGGCGACAAATACAGCCCCGAGTATGTCAATAAACTCAACAGTATGGTGCGAAAGCATTGTACTGTTGATTACGAGTTTATTTGCTTTACAGAAAACAAACAAGGATTAGACAAAGATATAAACGTATTGCCATTGCCAAAGTTACGAACGCAAGGCTGGTGGTTTAAACCAATGTTTTTAGGCAGCGACTTAGGAATACAAGGCACATTATTGTTCTTAGACTTAGACGTAATTGTTTTCAATAACATAAACAAGTTGTTCAAATATGAACCTAACAAATTTTTAATATGTAGAGACTTTAATCGTAGTGTAAGACATAATTGGGATAGAATGAATAGCAGTGTGTTTAGAACTACTATTGGAAAATATGATGCAAAATGGCAAAGATTTAAAAAAAATGTTGCTCACGAAACAGCTAAATTCCGTGGAGATCAAGACTGGATGTTTGCAAACATACGTGATCACACATTTTGGCCAGATGATTGGATACAGAGTTACAAGTGGGAAATGCGTGACAGACGTGAATTAAAAATTGATACCCATACTCGGAAAAGAAACTTTGTAACAGATTCACCTCCAAATATAAAAAAGGATACTTGTATTGCAGTATTTCACGGAGAACCAAATCCAGCTGATGCAAATGATAGTTGGGTAAAGGCAAATTGGATTTGACAAGCCTTAACTTTTGTGTTATAGTTATTGCATAGGCACAAAGAAAGGCACAAGATGACACAGTTTAAACAATATCTATCGCAGGTAGAATCACATTGTGAAGCATTAACTGGTAAAACAGCAACTCACAATCCTAAAGCAATCAAAGACCTTAAACGCAATCTAACGTTGGCACTTTTTGAAAGTGGTAAGACTGTAGAAGAATATCTTGATGCTTACACAAAAGATAAAATCATTGATCCTTCTTTTGTATTTAAAAATGGTGTAACATGGAAAGATTATGTTTCATCAGATTGGCTTGATTTTTGTAGTGTAATGTTTGAATTGCGTCCTGTAGGTCTTGGAACACCTAACGCAATGGTAGGAGAAGCAGAATTTATGCTTGTTTTTGGTTCTCCTCGGGTAGGAATCAGTAAAGTTAAAAATACCGGAGACGTAGTTGTAGATGGTAAAACTGTAGAACTTAAAGGTTCTGAGATGCGTATTATGGGCAATGTAAAAGGTAAAGAAGTACAAGCTCATGCAAAACGTATTGCTGAAAAATATAATTTCAAACCAAACGATTGTAATAGAGGAAGAACCGCATTTGAACCTTGGAGCAAAGAAGCTCATTGGCAAGCACAATTTGCAGCAGTAGGCAAAGAACAAGCAAAAAACTTTTTACAAGAATTGTGTTCAATGTTTATGTCGTGTGATGCAGAAGATTTTGATGTCTGTTTTACCGACGATATTTTTTCATCTGATATACTACTTGAAGTAATGGTAAAAGGTTTATGGGCAAATACAACAAAGTTGTGGGATTCTTATACTGTGATTGATAACGGAACAGTGTCTAGTTTAAACACTGAAAATAATCAGTTTGACAAATTAGTAAATGAAGGTATAATAAAAGTATCCGGAAACTATTTTAGAAGTTTCCAAGACACAAATGTCGGTTTATACGTAACGATTGAGAAATAAGATGATAGATTTATACAACGCTGATTGCTTTGATATACTAAAAACACTAGACGATAACAGTGTAGATATGGTATGTGTTGATCCACCTTATGGAACAACTACTATTGCTTGGGACCAAACACTAGATTTTGAACGCATGTGGCAAGAGCTAGAACGCATTTGCAAACCAAAAGCAAATATTATTATTTTTGGTAGCCAGCCCTTTACTAGTCTTGTTATTTGCAGCAAGATAAAATGGTTCAGACATGAACTTGTTTGGAACAAAAACAAGTGCGGATCTCCAGGACTAAGCAAATATCGTCCGCAAAAGGTACATGAAAATGTAATGATATTTTCAAAAGAAAGCGGCGGCACATATAATCCTATTATGGAAGAAGGTGATCCTTATAAACGTGAAAGTAAAGATCCAAACGGATATGGCAAAGGTATTAACAGTCATGGTTATGGCTTTAAAGAAAAGTTTATGGGCGGTACAAACTCTGGTACCCGATATCCAAAAAGTATCTTACATGCAAGTAGAAATTTTAGCGCACAACAAACAGTGCATCCAACACAAAAACCTACAAACATTTTAAATTGGTTAATAATGACTTATAGTAATGTAGGAGACACTGTATTAGATTTTACTATGGGCGGAGGTGCTTGTGGTGTTAGTGCAAAACTTACAGGACGTAGCTTTATTGGTGTAGAAAAAGAAAAAAAGTATTTTGACATTGCTAAATTACGTATCGAACAAGCAGATGAAAATGTTGTAACAGAAAACGATCATCAACTTACCACTCAGATACATAAAGATATGAAGACTACTCCAGATAAAAAATACGAAGGCGATTTGTTACAATCAATACGTAGTGCAACAGATGATAATAAAGACATTTCAGAAGTTGAAATTAAACCTAAAGACGACGGTTCTCCGTTGGATCCTAGTCTGTTTGAAATTTCAGATTGACAAAACTAATAAAGTTTATTAGTATAATATTATGATTAGAACATACATGATATACGCAGGTCTTACTTTTCTCGGTTACGAGTACGGTGAAACAGAAGAAGCAGTGTTGTTTAGAACTAGAGGCAAATATGGCCCACCTAGCAACTGGAATGTAAAAGAATACAAGGCAAAATTGATTGAATTGGAAACCGTATGAACGATCTTAAATTTACAAATGCAGGTGATTATTTGCGATCACAGCAGAAGCGTATGGGCTTTGCTTGTAAGTATCTGCATTACAATCAGAATCAACCTAAGAAACTTTTAGAAGAAATACAACGTCCACTTACGGAAAAGTGTACAACAGTTGCTTGGCTAAATAGACAAACAAAGGATGTTGCAGAACAACGACTGTGGGATATCATGGTGCATAATGCAGCAGCAGCAAAAAGGTTAGTAGAGTATGTGGGAAGCCTTCCTCCAGAACTTCGTATGGTCCGATTGGGTAGCAATCAGCTTCCTTGTGCTACCGAGCCTAGCTGGCGCTATTTTTGGTCTCGTCCAGATGTGGTGGAGTACTGCGAGAAGCACTACAGAGAAGTCGGTGACGCAGCCAGACGCTTGGATGTTAGGCTCTCAATGCACCCAGGACAATTTACAGTCCTTGCTTCGGATAACCCAGAAATCGTCGAAAGGAGCATAGAAGAATTTGAATATCACGCCACTCTCATCAGGTACATGGGCTACGGTAAACGTTTCCAAGACTTCAAGTGCAATGTCCACATATCAGGCAGACAAGGTCCAGCCGGTATCAAAAACGTCCTTGGCCGCCTCTCACCGGAAGCAAGAAACACTATTACAATCGAAAACGACGAAAACAGTTGGGGACTCGACGCCAGCCTTGAGCTTGCAAACGATCTCGCTTTGGTGCTAGACATACACCACCATTGGGTGAAAACAGGAGAATATATTGAACCAGATGACGAACGCATTGACCGTATTATCGATAGTTGGCGGGGTGAGCGTCCTGCTATGCATTACAGCACTAGCCGTGAAGATTACCTTACAGATGCTGACCCAAGTGTACGACCAGACATGGACACACTACTTGAATCCGGATATAAAAAACAAAAGTTGAGAGCACACAGTGACTATATGTGGAACACTGCCTGCAACGAGTGGGCATTAGAACATTGGCAGTGGGCAGACATTATGGTCGAGGCCAAGATGAAGAACTTGTCCACAGGACAACTTTACAGCATGACCGAAGAGTCAAAACGTATGGCAGCATAAATACATTATGAATTTAGCAAAGATGTACGGAGCAAAGACTCCACAAGCGATTACAAAAGATAAAAATCCTAACCGTGTGCTAGGCGGATTAAAAGGTGCAGGTGTAAACAGCTTCACCATGCTTGGCGAGGACGAAACAGAAAAACAGATTCCAACTTATGCTTATGTACAAGCATTGGAAGAAAAAATCAAGCGTCTAGAACAAATGATGCTTGAGCAAGATAAACACATTAGGAGATTGAGAAATGATCAAAGATTGGATCGAGAATCGTTTAAAACAACGTTCAACCGTTGATGGAGTGCTTATGGTTGCAGCAGGAGCAGCAATCATTGTGTTCTCGCCACTAACAAAACTTATTGCATATGGTGCAATTGCATACGGTGCCTATACTATTTGGCGCAATTAAAGTTTGCTAATTGGTATATCGCTACTAGCTTTGATACTCCAAACTTTTTTAGCATTTACGCCACGTTGTTGGGCAAAACGTTTTGCATCACAATTTTCACAAACATGGAAATAGTTGTTGTTTAGTCGTTTAGGATCCATGCTTCCTCGTGGGCGCACAAATTCAGTATCACAGTTATCACAACGCAGCACAACCATTGTCTTTTTGCGACAATAGTTGTGTTGCTTTCCTAATTTGCTACGGCGCATATGCCAAGTATCAATCAAATATTCTTTTATAAACATAACTATATTTACATTAAGATTATAAAAACAACCGATAAATATTAGAAAGGAACACTATGAGCATACTTACTTTAACACCAGAAGCAGAGAAACAAATAGATCTTTTGAGCAAAGAGAACGATTGCTACGGCATTACTCTTAACATCAAAGGCGGCGGTTGTGCAGGTTTTGAGTACGATTGGGGTACTATTGCAAGCCCAACAGACTTAGAAGACGGTGACGAAGTTGTAAAAACCTCAAACGGATGTGCGTTTGTAGTAGGAGCTCATAGCCTTATGTTCTTAATAGGAACAGAAGTAGATTATGTAAAAAGTTTGGTAGGCGCAAACTTTGAAATACGCAATCCAAATGCTCAAAGTGCATGTGGTTGTGGTGTAAGTGTAAATTTTGATATGGACAGTTTAGTACCACAGTTTTAAGGAAAAAATAAATGGCAAGAAAAGAAATTGATATCGGTATTGAGGGTAACGACGGTACAGGCGATAGTATCCGTGAAAGTTTTCGTAAAGTAAATGACAACTTTCAAGAACTGTATGCTGTATTTGGACTAGGTGGTAGTATATCCTTTAAAAATATTGATGATACACCAGATAGTTATTTAGGTAATGCAGGCGGCATAGTTGCAGTCAATCAAACTGAAACCGGTATTGGTTTTTATAAATTTATAAGCGATGCATTAGATAACGCTGATACAAAATCTGCCAGTAGAATTAATAACAGTGTTGTTGTTGAATTTGATGATGTGGATCCTGCAACACCTGATCAAAGCGGAACAGTGAAAATTACAATACTAGATCCGCATGTTGAAAGAGATCCTGATCCATCTTTTACAGCTTCTGTTGATTTTGGTGCAGTAGGTGCATATAATAATGCAACTAACACAAAACTAAGAAATACTAGTGGTACCGGAGATGATATAGATACATTAGTAACCCAATGGAATACCACACATTCTTTAAAAGATCCAATTACTGCTACAAATATCATTCCAAGCATTGGTTACAATGATGATACATATGTAAATGTTTCTGGCGATACAATGACTGGTGCATTAGAAGTACCAGCAGGTGCAAGCGGCGCACAAGTTCCACGCACAGAAGAAGTAATCACAAGAGCAGGCAGCGAAGAAAACAGACGTATGCTTGACACACTGTATTTGTCAGACCATCCAAATCCAATCGAAGGGTTTGGTACTCCAAATGGCAAAGACGATTTACAAGCTGTAACAAAACTTTATGTTGATACACAAGGTTATAGCAGTGCTACAAACATTTATGTCGCTACCACAGGTGATGATAATCAATCAAGTACTCCAGCAGGACAAGAAGGTAGAGCACCTCAGTATGCATATAAAAGTATAAATGCTGCAATGGCTCGTGCCACAGAAATTATTGAATCTACACCATACGAACCAGGACCATATGTACAAACAATCACGTATGACTTGCAATCTAAAAATACAACAATTAGCGCAGTAAGTGGATACACTGCATGGGGTGGTGGCATTGCCGCAGCAGCAAGTCCAATTGTTACACAAAACATCATAGGACTTCAAGAAGAAGTAGAAGAATATGTAGCAACAAATTTTCCTGATCTAGAATATAATGTTGATACTTGTAAAAGAGATATACAATTAATTATTGATAGTGTCAGACTTGATGTCCTAGCAGGACCAACTGTAAATTATCTTTCACGTTGGGCAGGACTTAGATACAATGCCAACCCAAGTGCTGTAAAGGCAAAAACAACACAATTAGATGCAACTGTTGGTAGTATCGGTCTTGTAAAAAGCAGAATTTTATCTATCTTATCAGATGAATTAACAATTACCTCAGGTGATGCTGTTTATGATGCATATCAAGATAGATTTAATAATGTGTTAGATATTATACAAGGCACTACTGTAGATATAGAAAGCACTGGTACAGGATATGTATTTGATTTCTTAAATGGTACCTATGACAGTGTGGATCAAGGTATCGAAGGCAACAGTGATTTACGTGAAGGTAAATTAATTGTAGGTAAATCAAGTGGTGCAAAAGGTATTATCACAGACTATCGTAGAACAGCAACAGGTACAACAGACAGTATTACAGTAGATCTAGTTGAACCAATTGAATTTGAAACAGGTGAAGAATTAGAATATGGTAACTTAACACGAAATAACCAAGTTACAGTGCGTGTAGAATCAGGCATTTATTACGAACATCTTCCAATTAAATTGCCAGAGAACGTTAGTATCAAAGGTGATGAATTTAGAAGAGTTGTTTTAAGACCAAAACCTGGCGTGTCACAAAGTGTTTGGGCAAACACATATTTTTACAGAGATGCAGTAATTGATGACTTACCTGCTGCATATTCACCAATCAGCACCACAAGTGCAGTTGCAACTGACGCAAGTAGAAGTAATACAGGTTCGCCATATACAATTACAAGTAGTCAGTGGTCATCAAATGGTGCAGGTATTGATGCAGAATTTGAAGTTGCAGTTGATGCAGTAGGTGCAACAACAGTTACAGTAACCAATGAAGGTGATGGATTTGTTGTAGGCGATACAATTACTATTGCTGACACTGCATTGGGTAGTGGTGGTGCAGCCGATGTAACATTTACTGTAACAGCAACAGGTGGCGGTACAACCTTTGTCCACCCAATCAGTGGCAAAAATGGTAAGTATGGTTATCACTATCTTGCTGATCCTAGTACACCAGTAAATGTAGGAAGTTTTGGTACAACGAATCCTGGTAACTTTGACCAGGCAGCAAGATTGATTGAATTCAACAAGTTCTTTATTATTGAAGAAACAATTGAATACATTAATGCTACCTATCCTACATTGGTTTATGATCAAGGTAAATGTGAAAGAGACACTGGTTTAATTATTGACGGTATTATCAGTGACTTGAAGTCCGGCGGTAGAGAAGCTACACTTACTAATCAAGGTGCTTACTATGAAGGTGCTGTTAGCGGACAAGAAACAGAAACAGCAGCAGCGATTACAAATCTAAAAACCATTATCGAACACGTTTTGCTCAACGGCGATGTATCAAGCACATACACACCGTTGGGTACAGTTGATCAAATTACTGATGAAGATTACACTGCCGAAGCAGACTCACTAACAAATGCACAACAACTTTGTGACTGTGTTGCATTTGCATTTAATGTTAGCTACAATCCTCCATTGAACAACAGTGAAATGGATGTTTTGTTGTGTAACGATGGTACAATTGTAAGAAACATCACAGTGCAGAGACACGGTGGCTTTATGATGGTGCTGGATCCAGAAGGACAGATTCTTACAAGATCTCCTTATTGCCAAACTGGATCAAGTTTCTCACAATCAAAAGGCACACGTAGAAATTTTGCAGGTGGTCTGTTTATTGACGGTTATGCAGGTAACATGCCTGTTAGTGTTTCTGGTGTGAATAGTGCATTTAACATTAATGTTGTATCTCCAGCAGGCGAAGGTTTGTTTGTTAGACGACCTCCTACTCCGTTTCCATTCTTTTACAACGGTGGCAGATATCAAGTTAACACAATTACAAACTATAACAAAACAACTGGTACTGCAACATTTGTATTAGACGAAACAAGTAACGTTGCTGATAGAGTAATCAGAGAAATTGATGCAATTACACAGGCAAGTCCTGCAGTAATTACATTCACTTCAAATCATCCTTTTAATGATGGTGACAGAATACAAATCAGTAATGTAAATGGTATGACAGAAATCAACGGTGATACAGTTTATGTTAAAACAACAGGTAGTCCAGATACAGTTGAACTTTACACCGATCTTGCCCTAACAAGTGGATATAGCACAGTTACATACACAACCTACACAGGTGGTGGTAATGCTGTGAGTATTGCAGAAGGACAAGGTTGGACCAGTGGTACAGGTGTTGATATCTTTGTACAAAGTGGTGGTAACAGATCAATGCTTGCTAACGACTTTACACAAATCAACGATTTAGGATTTGGTTGTCTTGCTATAAACAACGCATTGTCAGAACTTGTTAGTATGTTCACATACTATTGTCATACAGGTTATCTTGCAGCTGATGGCTCACAGATTCGTAGTATTGCTGGTAACAACAGTTACGGCTTCTTTGGACTAGTTGCCGAAGGTAGTGATCCAGATGAGATTGCAACAGATGTTCAACTTGGTGCTGATATGGTATTCCCTGCTAAAACATTTAGAGCAGATGGATACTTAGACTTTGCAGCAGCAGTTCCTAGCGTAGGAACCATTACAGTAGGACAAACACTTACACAAGGTTTAATTGAACTTACAATCACAGGTATTACACAGGCAAATCCAGCAGTGGTTACAACAAGTGTAGCACACGGACTGTCAAACAGTGATTTTGTAACAATCAATGATGTTGTGGGTATGATAGAAATAAATGGATTACAGTTCTATGTTGATACTGATGGTAGTGGTAGTGCCGGTGGTACATTCACCACAAGTGAATTTGCATTATACACTGATAGTGCATTAACAACAACATATGACAGTACAACTAATACAGCATACAGTAGTGCAGGTGAAGCAGTTAGAGCAGCTAATGCAACTGGTATTGTCAGCTTCTTAGGCGAAGAAAATGCCAGTGGTAATCCTACAAGAATTTATGTGCATAGCACATCAGGTGTGTTTAATACAACTGGAACTTGTACAACACCAACAGCAAGCACAGTAGGCATTCCGAACAACGTAGAAACACTTGATTTAGATGCACCAGAAGATTCACTGTTTATGTACGCATATGACTTGGGTGGTTTCCCAAATAACATCAGTGAAGTTGAAGTGTTCCATGATGTCAATCTTTATCAACCTTATGAGATTACCAATGCTACAGATGCAGAATTTACAATTGGTGGATATTCAATTGAAGTAGATACAGCAGTAGGTGTTACATATGCAGGTAGTGGTACTGGTGCAGTTTTACAAATTAGCAAAATACAAACAGGCGGTGGCACATATCAAGTTAGAGTTGATAATGCAGGAGACGGAAGTCCAGCAAGTTATGTAGCAACTGAGACTATTACAATCCCGGGTAACCTACTAGGTGGTGCTACTCCGGCAAACGATGCAACAGTTACAATCGATGATGCTGATGGCGGTTTGATTACGTCTGCAAGTGTTACTGGTACTCCTAGAGTCGATGATAGTACTCCTATTAAAAGTGGTATTGTCTGGAGATTTAACTTTGGTACTGGACTAGAAGGTACTGCTTCAAACGGTCTTCAACAGGATACACCACATGATACTAGATTAGTTGTTAGACACAAGCAAAACTTCTTAATGGATAGCTTCCCAGCAGAAGACTTGCCAGTGCGTCCGAGTACAGCGTTCCAGTTTATTGACGACACAAGAGATTATACATATCGTACAATTTCATTTAGCAACACTATTACAGACGGTGTTAGTGTTGGCACAGATCAACGTATGGTTACTTTTGATAGTAACTTTAGATACATTGATTTGACATTGGATAGAGGTGCAGCAAATGCATTAGGTGATACTGAAAGTGCATTTTATGCGGCTGCAACAGTGAATCCAAACTACACAGACATTATGGCGGCTCCTACTCCTGCACTAAGCGGTAGTATTACAATGGGTACTACGGCTGCAACAACCAGTACAGATGGTAGTAGATTCCTAGTTATTAGTCCATTAGACGAAACTGACGAAGAAAGAATTCTCAACGCTGATATGATCTTTACCTGGGGTGGTAAAATACACCAAATTGATGGATATGCAGTTTATGATTATCCAGCAGGTGCAGGAACTAGAGAAGTTGGCGTTATTCAAATTTCAGATGTGTCAGGCAGTGACATTAACTTCCCAGCATTAAGTGGAAGTTTGTACGGAGGATTGGGTCTAAGTGCCGAGATATCAGATGGACTTGTGTTAAAAGCAGGTCTCGCACAAGGCGAAAACGCAGAGATCACTGTTAATATTAGTACATGTCGTGCAACAGGACATGATATGCTAGACATTGGTGTTGGTGGTTATAACACTGCTAACTATCCAGAACGTATCTTTGGTGAACCATTTGGTACAAGTGCAATTAGTACAAACGATGCTATCGACAGTGAAGGCTTCAACAGTGCTGCACAAGTACAAGAACGCAACAAAGGGCGTGTGTTCACTGTTATGACTGACCAAGATGGTTTCTTCCGTGTTGGTAGATTCTTTACAGTTGACCAAGGTACTGGTAGTGTTACATTCAACGCTGCACTTGTTCTTACAAACATTGATGGTATTGGTTTTAAACGTGGTGTTCGTGTAAATGAGTTTTCAAACGATGCAACATTTACTGATGCCAAAGGTGACGCAGTTCCTACACAAACAGCAGTTGAAGGATATATCAACGCACGTTTAGGTAGAGACAGAAATGGTACTGCACTAACAACAGGATTAATCCCAACAGGTGGCGGATACATATTTAAACTAGGCGACACAATGGCTGGTACGCTGAACATGGGTTCAAATACACTAACTGGTCTTGCTAACCCAGATCCTGCACAGCCAACTGATGCTGTTAATATTCAGTACTTTGAAGATAACACAGACGAAATCAACGACATCGGTGACGTAACTATAACAGGTACTGGCACAGGCATACGTGGTAACCTGTTGGTATTCAACGGTACTGACCAAGACAGTGAAAACTGTGCTATCACAGGCGACATCGAAGTAACATACGACCCGCTAACACCTAACCAAATTGAAATTGGATTTACAGCAGGCAGTATCACTAACGATGACGTTGCTGCTGATGCTGCAATTGAACAAAGCAAGTTGGATTTACAAGCGGCAGTTACAGCAGCATCGGCGCCAGGCAGCTTTGATCAAAGTCTATTAGGCCTTGCACGTTTTGACAGCGGATCATTTACAGCAACTAATGGTTGGATTGAAATCACAGCAGGCGGAATTGCTAATGCTAAACTAGCAAACGACAGTATTACAATTGGCTCTACTGAAGTTTTCTTAGGTGATACTATTACAAACCTAACTGGCATTGGAACTATTAATCACACTGGTGATATATTAGGCCCAGCAGGAAGCTCACCAGACAATGGTGTTAGCATTGGTAGCAGTGCAAACAGATACAACACTGTATGGGCAAGCACATTTAATGGTACTGCAACAGAAGCACTATACGCTGACTTAGCAGAAAACTACTTAGGCGATGCAGACTATGAACCAGGTACAGTGCTTGTATTTGGCGGTGATGCAGAAGTGACAGTATGTAGTGCTAAAGGTCAAACCAGTGTTGCAGGTGTTGTAACAACTAACCCAGCACACTTGATGAACAGTGCATTAGAAGGTGATCACGTTGTAGGATTAGCACTACAAGGTAGAGTACCATGTAAAGTGATTGGCACTGTAAAGAAAGGCGATATGCTGGTTACAAGTGCCGTACCAGGTTATGCAATAGTGAATAACTCCCCAGGCGTAGGACAAGTGCTTGGTAAAGCAGTTGGTACAAAAGACACCGAAGACAGAGGTGTTGTAGAGATTGTGGTAGGGAGAGTATAATGGCTAAGCAGGTTATCAACGTAGGATCAAGTGCAGGTGATGGTTCAGGAGATGCATTACGTGATGCAATGATAAAAATCAATGCCAACTTTACAGAATTGTATGATGGCATTGTTGTACAAACTATTGTAGGCGAAAACGGAACAACACTAGTTGATATCAGCACAAACAGTGTAAATGCAAATGCATTGACTGGCACAGTGCCAACTGGTGTTGCTACCTGGGCAAACTTGGGTGGCAAGCCTACAAGTGTAGCAGGATTTGGCATTGCTGATGCATACACTATTGCACAAACTGATGCACAGATTGCCAGCGAGATTGATGATTTAAAAATATCATTAGCAGCAGATGGCGGTGATTTAAAAGGTAGTGTGTTTGCTGATGATAGCACACTGTTGGTAGATGGTGTAAATGGAACTATACCAGCAGCAAACTTATCAGGTGCATTACCTGCATTAGATGCCAGTTCTTTAACAAATATCGATGCTGCAAATATCACAGGCAGTTTATCTGGCGTAGCAGTATCTACAGCAGACATTACAGGCTACGGTGTATTCACAGGCACAGAAGAAGCATTTGCTACACTTACAGGTGCTACAGGAACAGTTGCACACGATTGTGACAACGGACACATCTTTTACCACACTACACCAGCAGCAGATTGGACTGCAAACTTTACCAACCTAGGACTCACAGCAGAATACGCTACTACATTGAGTATTGTTATTGATCAAGGTGCTACAGCATATATTCCAAGTGCAGTAGAAATCGGCGGTGTAGCACAAACACTTTTATGGCAAGGTGGCAGTGCTCCAAGTGGCACAGCAGATGGCACAGATGTAGTTGCATTTAGCATATTGAATGACGGTGGCACATATATTGTTATGGGACAGTTGGTAGGATTTAGTTGATGCCTTTCTTTAGTAGTTTTACAGGATCATTCTCAGGCGGTAGAAGAAGACCTATCAGTATAGGTGGCGGCGGTGGTGGCGGAGCCGTTTCTAGTGCTGATTTTTCTAGCACAACACTAACATATACACTAGATAACCCTAATCCTTATGCTGATAGTAATTCAGATCAGTTTGGTTACGTTGTGGCAATTTCTACTAATTATGCTATTGTTACTGCACCAGCCGAAGATGAGGCAGGCGGTAGTCAATCAGGCAAAGCATACATATTTGATTTATCAGATGGTTCATTACTTTATACATTAGACAATCCAAATGCTTATGACACAGCAGGAAGCGATTTCTTTGGTCGTGCCGCAGCAATTACCGATACTCATGCGATTGTAGGCACATATTTTGAAGATGACGCAAATGGAACCACTTCGGGTAAAGCATACATATTTGATTTATCAGATGGTTCATTACTTTATACATTAGACAATCCAAACCCTTATGGCACAAGTACAGATGATAGATTTGCTAATAGTGTTGCAATAAACGATTCATATGCCATTGTAGGGTCTCCGTATGAAGATGAGGCCGGAGGTGATGATTCAGGTAAAGCATATATCTATAACTTATCAGATGGTAGTTTAGCATACACACTGGATAATCCAAATGCTTATGACACCGTCGCAGGTGATAGATTTGGAGAAGCCGTAGCAATAAATAGTGGTTATGTAATAGTCGGTGCTTCAGGTGAAGACGATGCTGGCGGAACTTTTTCCGGAAAAGCCTATGTATTTGATTTGTCAGATGGATCACTAACATATACTTTAGATAATCCAAATGCATATAACACAAGTCAGGCAGATTTGTTTTCTCAAGCAGTGGCAATGAGTGAAAGTTATGCTATTGTAGGAGCATACACAGAAGATGACGCTGGTGGAACGACTTCGGGTAAAGCCTATGTATTTGATTTGTCAGATGGTAGTTTATTATACACACTGGATAATCCAAATGCATATGACACAAGTGCAAATGATAGATTTGCTAATAGTGTTGCAATAAACGATTCATATGCTATTGTTGGTGCTTATTTTGAAGACGATGCTGGCGGCACTCAATCAGGTAAAGCGTATATATTTGATTTATCGGATGGATCTTTGGTGAATACTTTAGATAATCCAAACGCATATAGCACAAGTGCAGGTGACTACTTTGGAATATCAGTGGGTATGGGCAGTGGCTATGTTATTGTTGGTGCTCGCGACGAAGATGATGCTGCCGGGACTGATTCAGGTAAAGCATATGTGTATAAAGGTGTTGCAAGCGGCGGCGGCGGTGGCGCAGGTGGTAGTCCAAATATAGGAACTTATACCTTTGCCAATAGTTTTGATACTGCTACACAAGCAACTGAACCAAAAGACCTATGGTTCAATGATGACGGAACAAAGGTATTTGTTGCTGACAACTCTTCTAATACCATTTACCGATATGGGTTAAGCACAGGATGGGATATAAGCACAGCAAGTTATGATAGTGTGAGCTATTCTTTTAGCGGAACAACTACTGCTCTTAATGGATTAACTTTTAATGCCGACGGAACAAGTTTTTATATAATAGGCAACGACCAAGGTGGAACAACACCTGACAGTATATTCCAGTTTGATATGGCATCAGCCTACGATATTGCAAATGCAAGTCTTGCAGGCAGTGGTGATACAGGAGACAGCGGTAACCTTGCTGTTGATAGCACCCCGCAGAAACTAATGTTCAACAATGACGGAACAAAACTTTATATTGTTGGCAGTGCAAACGATACAATCTATCAATATAGTTTGAGCAGTGCATATGATATTACTACTATTTCTTATGATAACGTAAGTGCTTCTGTAAGGTCTCAAACTAATAATCCAAGAGGTATGAAGTTTGGACACGACGGTACAAAGATTTTTATTTTAGATAGCGAAGGTAGTTCACCTATATCACTTAAACAATATACACTTGGAACAGCATACGATTTGAGTACGATATCAAGCTCAGTGTCTTCTATTTCGTTGAACAGCAATGGCTTAATACGTCCAGAAGGATTATATTTGCATCCAGATGGCACTAGTTTTTATGTTCAAGACGGACACGCAACTTTTGCTACAGCAGAGATATACCAATACAACACCGATGCACTATGATAAATATTAGAAAGAACAGGATTTAGAGAATGGCAAATAGATTTCCACTAGTAGTAGATACAGATGACGGTAACAAACTGAAAGAAATACCAATTGGTGATCAACTTGATCTTGCTAACAGTGGTATTGCTAACCTTACTGAATTGAGTGTTGCTGGTGCATTAAGCGGTGCAACATTGAGCACTACAGGAAATGTCAGTGTAGGTGGTAACATTGTTGTTACAGGAACAACCACATTGGGTGTTGCAACTATCAGCACAGTAAATGCTACAAATATCAACTTGGGTGGCGAAACTGTTAGAGTGCCTGTTCAGTCAGATTGGAACGAAGAAGATAACACCAGTCTTGCATTTATTCAAAACAAACCAGATATTGGCAATGTAATTAACAGTATCAATGACATTGGTGACGTTGATACAGTTGGCGCAGTAAATGGCGATATTTTAGTTTATAATGGCTTTGAATGGCAATCAGAAGCCAACGACGGAGGCACTCCAGAATCAATACAAGATGCTGTGTATGTACCAGGCATTGGACCAAACCCTATTGGTGTTAGAACACTGACTCCAAGTGGTAGAGGTAGTATGGATTTCCAAAACGTAAAAGCAGATCCATTCTATGGTAATTTCCTATATACGCCACCTAATGCACTTATCAAAGGCCAGCAAGATAATATCAGTGAATTGCTAAATGATTCGTTGTATGTTGATCAAGCATTCCTAACTGCGGTTGACAGTGTAACTGGTAAGTATCTTAAAGGTAATGATGTTGTAGGATTTGGTAGAATCACAGCAACAGTTAATACTACTACAGGTAGAGCAGAATTAACTTTTGATGATAGCGGATTGCTAACAATTGAAAGTGATACACTACAAACTGTTACTGACAGAGGTGCTGCAACAAGTCTTGCCATTGAAGCTGATGCCTTTAATCAATCACCAGCAAGTTCCAGCACTAGCACAATAAAATTTATCAATGCAGAAACAATTGATATTTTAACTAGTTTAACAGCAACTAATGCCAATTTTACTACAACAAATGGTACTATATCAGCAACAAATGGACAGGTAATTGCCAACCAAGCATCATTCTCAAACCAATTAGATGGTGGAAATATGAGACTTTCTCTTAATTCCTTATCAAACACCGCAGGTAATAATGTTGAGATCAACGGCGGAAGTGCTAAAGTTGATATTCAAGGCAACGGTTTGAACATGCCTAGTTCAGGGACACTACCGGGCTCACCAGCAGAAGGTGATGTATATTTTAGCAACAACGCACTGTATATGTACGTTGGTGATGATGGATCGGGTGGTCCAGCATGGGTACTAATAGGTGGACCAGGTAACGCTACAGGAGATTATGGATTACAACTTCCAGTTTTTGAGGCGCCAGACAGGCCAAGTGTAGCAGGCGAAGGTGTGCTAATTTACAACTTGACTGACAGTGTTGTTCAAGTATGGGATGGAACTAGCTGGACCAACTTATAATCTAGTTTCTGATAAATATATAAAACGGAGACTATGATGGCAATTCAACAGATTAATGTAGGTGTATTAGCAAACGATGGCACAGGCGATGACCTGAGAGAGGCATTTATCAAAGCAAATCAAAACTTTGATGATTTAGATTTACGTGTTGCTTCTTTTACAGATATTACTGCTAGTAATTTAGGCACAACAGGATTTGATGTTTTTGCAGAAAAAGTTGATAATGATTTTCAATTTAGAAAACTACAAGTAGATCCACTTTATGCTAGTAGTATGAATATTAGGATAAGTGATGATGGCAATACAGTCTTCCTAAGTACTCCCCAAAGTAGAAGTAGATTTACAGATGGTAGTACAACTATTACAACGCCAGTAGAAACTCCTATTTTTGTAACAGGAGAAGAAGGTGCTGTTGTAACTGTGAATACAGTAGGACCAGAAATAAGAATACGCAGTGTTATTTCTGGCGAAAGTTCTCCAGAATTAAGTGCAAACTTAAATGCTGCTGATAACGAAATAACAAATGTTTCTGCATTAAATGGAATCACAGCTGATCAATTAGAAAGAGTATTTGGATTTGATTTTGGTGCAATACAAAGCAGTTCTACAAGTGTTATAGAATTTATTATATCTAACAATGATGTTGATCTTGGAGGAGATGATGACTGGTTTGAATCAGCTACAAGTATTGAATTTGGATCAGCAAGTGACTGGGGTGAAGGTGTGTAAATGTCATTACCAAATTGGACTAAGCTCAACGGTGAATTAGCCAACATTGAGGAAAGAGTTAATGTAACACTTCCTATACCATTAGCATCAACTGACGGTATAGAACTAAATGTTATAAGCGGTGAGTTACCTCCAGGATTAAGAATTGAAAATTTTAACTTCATTGGAACTCCTTTTGAAGTAGGAAGAACCACAGAATTTGAATTTGTTCTTAGAGCAAGTAACACGGAAGGTATTTCGGACAGAACATTTACTATTACTGTTAGAGGTGCTGATGAACCTGTGTGGCAAACAAATGAAGGGCCTTTGCCACTAAAAAGAAGTTTTAGAAATCAATATTGGGTAGATACACTAAACACCTCATGGGGAATATTTGAATCAGTTGATAGCACATATATAGAGCAAAGTGTAACACTTTATGAAAACATTCCTAGTAGAGAAACTGGCTCTAACGGAGATTGGGCATTTGTAAGTTCAATAGAACAATTTTGGTACAAAATTGGAGGGCGTTGGTATAGAGCAAATGTCACTCAATTACAAGGTGTTTTAGGCAGTGGTTATACATTTCAAGTTAGTGATAGTGTGCCTAATCCAAATATTGATCAGTTATGGTTCAACACAAATAAAACAAACAATGGATTAAATCTTGCACTGAGACGCTGGAATGATGACTTTCAAGTTTGGCAACCTGTACAATATACTGTTTCAAAGACTGCACCTATATCACCGTTTGATGAACAAATATGGATACACATTTTTGATGATACATTTGATTGGGTTTTAAAATCATATGATGCAAGAAACAAAAACTGGGAAGTTGTTAAGTTTGTTGATTACGGTCCCACTCCGCCTGATAGATTAAATACTGCATTTTTTGTTTTAGATAGTGCTCCAGTTGAATTCCAATTACAGGCTATAGACAGCGATTTACGTGCAGGTGAAAAATTAAATTATTACATTGCTGATAATGATGGAGAACTGCCACCAGGTTTAACACTTTCAAGTGATGGACTTATTAGTGGATTTGTAGATCCTGTTTTAGGACTAGATATTGATCAAGATCAAGGTTATGACATTGATCCATTTGATACAGGACCAAGTGATTTATTTGTAGCAGACGATAATGGATTTGATAGTTATTTTTACGATACTACTTTCTATGGGTTTGCTGAAAGAACAAGACTGCCTAAAAAATTAAATCGTAACTACACATTTACAGTTACAGTAGAAGATGATGTAAGTTTCAGTAAAAGACAATTCAGCATTTATGTTGTAGGTGATGATTTCTTACGTGCTGATAACACAATTATGAAAGCTGCTACAGGATTATTTACAGCAGATAACACATTCCTTAGAAATCCAATTTGGCTTACAAGTGGTAACTTAGGTGTAAAACGTGCAAATAACTTTGTCACACTCTACTTAGATGTGTATGATCCAAATGCACTACTAGGAGAAATTAGCTACAACTTACAACCATTTAATGACGATGGTACAGAAAGTGTGCTACCACCGGGTTTAGAACTTGACGGCTTGACTGGTGAAATTGCAGGCATTATTCCATATCAGCCGGCGGTATCAAAAGAATATAAATTCACAGTCGAAGCACTAAGACAATTTGTTGATACAGATGATATTGAAGAAATCAATACCAGTATTTTTGAAGATACTTTAAGTGGGCGTAGCAATATTAAAATTAGAAAAATAAGCCAAAATGTTGATGATGACGGAATTTCAGACCTACAAAAACTTTTAGGACAAGAAATTACTATTGATAATTTAGGTTACGTTGTAGAAGAAATTGACGACTTGCCTGAAGAATATGATATAATACAACTAGCAAGAGAATTAGAACCTTCTTATAAATTCAAAAGAATAAGAACTGCATTTGATGTAGGACGTGATAGTAACTATATGTATATTCTCGATGACTTAGATAATAGAGTTGAGAATTGGAAGAACAAAACTCTAAATTATAGTGCAAGCGAATCATATAAATTGATAGACGATTTGACAGATATTATTCCGGGAAGCACTACTCCTAAGATTTGGCACAAAATGGTAAGATATACAATTACCGCAGCAGATAGTGCAGGTGAGCTACAATTTAATTTTAGTGCTATAGGATTAAACGATCCAGGTGACGACGATTTATCCTATTGGTTGAGAAAATGGTTGGAATCAGAAGGCATTGATGTTGTAAATTTATATGATCTAATTTCATTAAATGAAAAACAAATTGTTTTCGATATTCCAAGAAATAGTAACATTGAAAATGTAATTTTGAATCAGAATCTTTTTACAACAGATGATAGCGTTTTAGATAATTTAGAAATACAAAGAAGCAGACAGTTTTTTAAAGTCTTTGTTGATAATAATTTACAACGTAACTTTTTATTATCAGATAAAGAAAATGAACTATCTGGAGTACAACTTACACTAGGTGCCGAAGAAGATACATTAATAAGGAAAAAAATTAATGTTACTCAGACTGAAGATGTAAGCACTATAAAAACATTTACTGTGAATGTTATTGGCGAAGTAGATAGCACTATAAATTGGATTACAGATAGTGATTTAGGAACTCTACCTGCAAACCGTCCAAGTTATTTAAAATTAGAGGCAACTACTACATTAGTGGGTGCAAATTTACGTTATGATTTTATTGACGGTAGATTGCCTAACGGAGTAGAACTTAAAAAAGATGGAGAACTTGTAGGAAAAGCAAATCAATTTCCTACAAGCACAGAACTCGGCTTAACCGCAATAGACTCACGTGGTACAACTTTTGATGGAAGTACAACTACATTTGATAGAGTCTATACATTCCGTGTATTAGCCAGAGATAGATTTGGTTACAGCGCAGCTATAAAAGAATTCACTTTATCTGTAACTGACACAGACGATAAAGTTTATAGTAATGTGTTTATAAAACCTTTCTTAAAATCAAATCAAAAAACTGCATTTTCAGATTTTATTAACAATTATGAAATTTTTCCTCCTGAGTATATTTATAGACCATATGACGAAAACTTTGGAGTGCAAAAAGATTTAAAAACTTTAGTGTATGCAGGCATTGAAGCTAAGAGTATTAGGAACTTTGCTTCTAGTATAACACTAAATCATAAAAGAAAGAACTTTTATTTTGGAGAGCTTAAATCGGCTATGGCAAAAGTGCCTGGTACAAACGAAGTATTATATGAAGTAATTTATGTTGAAATTAAAGATCCGGCACAGCCTAGTGTAGGAGAAACTGCATTATACGCCCAATCAAAAGGCGCAAACAAACTCAGTATTAATGATGTAAAATTAGAAATTAGAGACGATACAACTGCAAGCGAGGAAGGCACAGAATTGTATGAGATTACAATGCGTGAAGGAGATCCAGTTCGATTTAGTGCCTTAGGAAATCAATTTACAATTATAGGTAGAGCAGACACATATATTGTATCAGCAATTGGACAAATAACAATTACTTTACAATCGGGACAAACTGTGGCTGTGAGAAGTAGTGCAAGTAGTTCAAGCGATAGCGGTGATCCATTTAGATTTAGACCAAAGAGCGAAGTAATTACTGTTGATAACACAGGTATTCAAGCAAGTCAAAATAAAAATGTAAAACGTTGGATTAGTAACATTGGCAATATGCGCAAACGTATAAATGATATAGGTGCAAACGATAGAGAATTTTTACCATTATGGATGCGCACTGCACAAGAAGAATTAGGCAATGAACTAGATTACGTAACTGCAATGCCACTGTGCTTTGTTAAGCCAGGACTAGCTCAAACTGTAATTGAAAACATTCAAAATAGTCAATTCAATTTTAACCAAATACATTACGATATTGATAGATATATTGTAGATAGAACAGAAGAGTCAGACCAAGAACAATTCATAGTTTTTGGAAACTACAAACTAAATGTATAAATACATACACTAGAGAGGATTAATTATGGCAAGTAATATTGTACCAGATACTATAGATGATGCTTATCCAGTTGCTGGACAGGATAACGACTCACAAGGTTTTAGAGATAATTTTAATATTATTAAGACAAACTTCACTTATGCAAAAAGTGAAATTGAAACTCTGCAGGACAATACTGCTAAAACTAATGCTGATAATGTATTTTTTGAAAATACAAACTCTAGATATGTGAGCAAGCAAGAATCAATCAAATTTGCAGATGTTGGCGAAAGAGTTGCCGACTACGAAGTAGATTTATCATTAGGTCATCATTTTGCAATTACAAATGATGCTGCTAGAACATTAACTTTTGCAGGCTGGACAGACCATGGCGAGGATGTAGCAGAATATCAAGAAATGATTGTTCATCTCACAGGCAACGGTGTATCACCACATGTGATTGCCTTTGCAGGTAAAAATGCAGCAGGAACCGCATCTGAAAATCTTTACGTGCAAGATAATGCAGCATTCGGCGGCGCTGCACAAGTTACTATGAGTACTAACGATACTGATGTACATGTGGTAAAAGCATACACATATGATCAAGGTGCAAATATCTTTTTTGAATATATTGGTAAGTTTATTAGAACATAATGATTCATCCTCATGAACACGAAATAAAAAATTACACAGACGCACAGCTTGAGCAAAAATTGCTCAAGTTAAATCATATGTATTTTATGACTGACAACCAAGAAATGCGTCAGCAAATGATACTGCTTATTGATGGCTACAAATTAGAACTTGAAGCACGTAGAGCAGCAGCAAGATTAAAACAAGAACAAGACCAAGGCGAAAATCCTCTTGACGATTTAATCAATGTAAGTTAAAATAGGTATATGCTATTGAAAACTGATGACTTAGGTATCCCACGATTTACAAATCGCGATTTGATCGATATGATTTATAGTGGCAATGTAGAAAAGTGCCACGTTGTTCTCTGTGATCAAAATGATGATGTAGATAAGTTTAACACTGCAATGCAAGCGCAAGGTATGAGCCCATTGCAAAAGTATATCCCGCTAGATGTAGATCAAAAGACTTTTGATGGTGTGTGTCAAAGTGAATGGTTTATGCCACAAGAATATAAAGAACTTGATGTTTATACATTTGTAATGAACAAAGCAGGTGATGATTTAGCAGAATTAGAAAGAGTTGAAGAAGAACTTGCACAATTTAAAGTACGAGGTATGGACAACTTGCTACGCTATATGATCTATCTTGTAGATTTTATGCGTGAGAATGGGATTGTATGGGGTGTAGGACGTGGATCAAGTGTAGCAAGTTATGTGTTGTATTTGATAGGCGTGCATCGCATAGATAGTGTCAAGTATGATTTAGATTGGCGTGAATTCTTACGATGAAACACTTCGTAGAAATGGGGCAATGGTATATTACCCATACTTGCAATCTCAGTTGTGAAAATTGTTTAAGTTATAATAACTATAAAATCGGCGGTCACGAACGTTGGGAGGACAATGAAGAATTTGTCAAACTGTGGAGCGAGCGTGTATATATAGAAGATTGCAGTATCATAGGCGGAGAACCTTTTGCTAATCCTGATATACACAAATGGGCAATGGGTGTGCGCAAATACTTTGATACAAAAGATTTAAAAGTTTGCACAAACGGAACATACTTAGAACATCACATAGATAATATTAAACAATGGATTGACAATGGTATTGTGTTAGAAATACAATATCACGATCCTATGCACAAGCAAAAAATAGACGTTGCTATAAAACAAATACTAGGCAGCAATACACATAAAATCACAGGACGAGATTGGCAGGGCGATCCAGATTACTATGACGAATTTGATGAAATTTATTTTGTAGATAATCGTGTGGCTATATTGGTTGTTGCCAGTTTTGAATTTTATACACATACAATTGACGGTACAGGTGATGCAGAATTTACACACAAGTTTTGTGCGTGGCGTGACTGTCATTATTTTTACCGTGGCGAGTTGTACAAATGCGGTGCATTGGTTGGCGCACAAGGTATGGCAGAAAAATTTGATCTGCTTAACAAAGACATAATTACACAGTACAAACCAGTTAATGTTTTTGACAATGATTTAAGCAGTGCAATTAAACAACTGCAAAAGAGTGTTCCGCAGTGTGCTATGTGCAATACAAAGAAAATGTTGAACAAAACTTTTCCTGTTAGCCTAAAGAAAGTTGAATATGAACCTATACCTAGTGCAAGCCAGTGACAATCATGGACCTAATAAGTTTTTACCACTTGCTATAGGTTATCAATGGTGCTATGGTAAAAATGACAACTGGACACTAAAAGACGTACTAATAGAAAAAACAGCACCTGTGGATTATGTAGCAACTATGGAATCTCCTGATCTAGTTGCTATGAGCAGTTATATATGGAATTGGGAATACAATAGAGAACTAGCAAAACAAATCAAACGTAAATTTAGACAGTGCAAGGTCATCACAGGTGGACCACAAATAAACAAATACGATCCAGACTTTTTTGACAAGCACCCTATGTTTGATGCGTTTGTGCATGGTGAAGGCGAAGAAGCATTTAAAAGCATATTAGCAGGAGATGATTGGGAAACTATATCAAATGTACAAACACTGTACCATATGCCAGAGCCAGCAGTGCGTAGGAAAAACATAAATGATATACCTAGTCCTATACTAGAAGGGTTTTATGAACCTATTATGGCAAAGTATCCAAAAGACACAATGTTCCAAGTTACTTGGGAAAGTTTGCGTGGTTGTCCTTATCATTGCAGTTTTTGTGATATAGGTGAAGACTATTGGAATAAACTTACACTGTTTGCTATGGAACGTTGCAAAGCTGAAATAGAATGGATGGGTAAAAATCGTATTGAATATGTAAGTGTGTGTGATAGCAATTGGGGAATGTTAGATAGAGATTATGAACTTACTCAATATGTGCTAGATACAAAGAAAAAATATGGATACCCCAAGTGGTGGGATGCCACGTGGAGCAAAAACAATTTAGATAAAAATTATGCTATTGCAAAAGCAGCAAACGAAAGCGGTGAAAACATATTCAAAGGCATAACTGTGGCACTGCAAAGTTTTAATGAAAACACACTACAAATTGTAGATAGATTTAATTTAGATTTTGACACACTTAAAACATACTTTGACAAATACAAAGCAGATGGCATTCCTACATACAGTGAATTGATTTGGCCATTACCCGGAGAAACATTTGATACACTAAAGTCTGGCATACAACAGCTTATAGATGCTGGGCAAGAAAACTATTTGATGATACACCCGTTGGTAGTTACAGACAACTCACCAATGGGTAACAAAACTTATCAACAGCAGCACAATTTAGATGTGCGTAAAATTGCATTAGACACAGTTTATTTAGGTGCAGATGAAAAGTATATCACAGAATACACAGATGTTGTTTATGCCACAGGCACAGCAGATCATGAAACAGTGATACAAGGACATTTGTACAGTTGGCTGGTGATATTGATGCACTACTACGGTTGGGGACATTACCTAAGCCGTTACATAAAAAACACAGTAGGTGAAAGCGAAACTGACTTGTATTTGAGGTTGTTTAATTGGATAAAGAAAAACACGCATACTTGGTTATACAGTGAGTATGCAGCAACAAAAAAATGCTTTGAAGATGTATATGCAAAACGTGCATTATGGGGCAGACAAGTATTGGGCAATGATGATATATTTTGGGAATACAAAGGTGCAAGCAGTATTAGAATACACGAAAACAGATTTGACTTCCAAAGAGAAATGGAATGGTTTTTAAGTGAGAACTTTGCAGGTATAAATACTCGTGCGATTATGATGTGTAATTTAATAATGTGTAGAGATAGGGATATGGAATATCCTTTTGATATGAGAGTAGATAGAAAAGTTGCAAAAGCAATGTATGGTATAAATGCAAACTATGTAACAATCGATCATCATGACAAAGGAAACACTGGCAATTATTTTAACACAGCATATCATTATCAAAGGAAAAACGGATATTGGCGCTGTTCAATATCTGAATTTTGGACTTGACAAATATCATAAGTAATTGTAATATGCAAAAGGAGAGAGAAATGCCAATGAAAAATAAGGGTCGTAAGACTTATAGAAGTATGCAAGGCAAAGTGGTTGATCTTGATTTGTTAATCAAGCGCAACGAACTGACTCCTGCTGTAGGAAATGCAAAAGTAAATGCTAGAGGCGATGAATTAGGACCTGGTGGTAAGATTGTAAAAAAACGTGAAGAAGTAATCAAAGAGTATTACAATCAAGCACCAGTAGCACACCAATCAAAGAAGAAAGAATTATCTGAAGCAGAAGCAGCAGAGTTAGAAGAATTTGATAGCGAGCCTGTTCCTCCAAAACCTGCTCCTAAAGTTGAAGCAAAAAAGCCTGCTCCTAAAAAAGCAGAGCCTGCTAAAATTGTAGAAGTAGAAGAAGACGAATGGGTAGAAGATGAAGATGGTAACTTTGTAAAGAAAGGTGATTAATGAGCGAAGGAATGGGTGGTGGATTTAAAGTCACACCAAAAATTAAAGGCAAACTCAGCCCAATTAGAAATAGAGTAATTGTAAGGGATATGCACTTCGGTGAACAAGTCACCCGTAGTGGACTTATCCTAACAGGCGACGATGGTACAACTAGAGGTATCTATCCACGCTGGTGTCGTGTACATGCAAAAGGTCCAGAAAACACAGATGATTACAATGTAGGTGATTGGATCCTAGTTGAACATGGTCGTTGGACAAGAGGCGTAGATGTTGACGAAGGCGACGGAGAATCAACACTGCGTATGGTAGAAGCAGAAAGCATTATGGGCTGGAGTAAAGAAAAACCAGATGATGTTTTTATTGGTGAAGAGGCATAAATGACAAATCCATTTGCAGATATTGAACGCTTTGGCTCGGCGTGTGATCAAGAGCCATCAGAAGCAAACTATGATATGTATCTCGGTCTTATTGCAGAGGAATATACCGAACTTGCAGATGCTATAGCAGCAGATGATCGTGTAGAACAACTAGACGCACTAATTGACATATTAGTTGTTACCATGGGTGCTATTCGTGCTGGCGGCTATGACGGAGAAGGTGCTTGGAAGGAAGTAATGGATACAAACTTTGCTAAGATTGATCCAGTCACTGGCAAAGTTCGCAAACGTGAAGATGGCAAGGTATTGAAGCCAGAAGGATGGAAGGCTCCAGAACTTGCACAGTTTATAGGAGACTAATATGGTAGCAAGAACCGCAAATATTGCAAGTCAAGCATACGACGAAGGCTTGCGTAAATTTATGATTAATATGTATAACCACACTGCTACAGGATTAGCAGTAAGTGGTTTTATTGCCTACCTTGTTTATACAACAGGTATGGTATACAGCATGGGTGCCTTAATGTGGGTGTTCATGTTTGCTCCGCTGGGCATGATTTTATATTATGGCTTTGCAGGACAAAACTGGAGCCTACAGGGCATTACACGTTTTTACTATGTATTTACAGCAGTAATGGGTGTAAGTATGAGCACTATCTTTGTGGTGTATACAGCGATGAGCATTGCTCAAGTATTTTTTATCACAGCAGCAACATTCGCAGCAGCCAGTCTATACGGATACACTACAAAACGTGACCTCACCACAATGGGTAGTTTTCTCATTGTAGGCTTGATTGGCATTATTATTGCTAGTATTGTAAACATCTTTCTAGCAAGTAGTGCATTTGCATTTGCAATCAGTATCATTGGTGTACTTATTTTTGTAGGTATGACAGCATGGGACACTCAAACAGCAAAGAACTTGTTCCTTTCTGCACCTAGTATGGAAGTAGCAGAAAAGTACGGTGTGCAAATGGCATTGAGTCTTTATTTAGACTTTGTGAATCTATTCCAATTTTTGTTGGCACTTCTTGGCAATAGGGAGTAGATAAATACACTAAAGGAGACTGCCGTGGATAAAAAAGCAATCACGAAGGCAATTATTAGAAGTCAACATTGCCAGCGCAATTGGGATTTGTCAAAACAAATACCACAAGAAGATTTAGACATTTTAGAAACGGCAGTTAGCCAGTGTCCTAGTAAACAAAACGTTGCATACTACAAAGCAATCTTTGTTACAGACAGAGATAAAATTGAACGCATTTATGAAACCACAAATGGTTTTGTAAAAAACTTCCAAACTAATGAAACTGTAACCAACAGTCAAGTGCTTGCAAACTTGCTGATTGTATTTGCAGAATCAAACGAAGAACCAAAAGAAAACATATTTGGTGATGTGTTTGTTCCTAGCAAAGATTTAGAAAAGCCAGAGGACTTGCTCAAAGACAAACATATGGCTGTGGGCATTGGTGCAGGCTATGCAAACATTACAGCTAGTATGCTGGGATACAGCACAGGTTGTTGTGCTTGTTTTGATCCTGCACAAGTAGCAGAAATACTGGGCATAGATACTCACGTTCATTTATTAATGGGTATTGGTTTCAAAGACGAAACTCGTCCAAGACGTGAACACCACGCAGAGGATTTTGTTTTTCCAACAAAGAAAAAACAAAACATACAAGTGGATAAATGCTAAACGGTCGGATACTTGACACAGGCAAAATACTAGTTCCAACATTACAATGGTATATCAGTCATACTTGTAATTTAACTTGTACAAATTGCAGTAATTTAAATAACTTTGCAATCACAGGACATAACACCTATGATGATACAATTGCTGCAACTTGGGCTGATCGATTACACGTAAATGACTTTTGTATTATAGGTGGCGAACCGTTTACAAATAATGATCTAAACACTTGGGCTTTAGGATTACGCAAACACTTTACTTGTAGAGATTTTAGGATTGTAACAAATGGTACACTACTAAAAAAGTTTGCCCAAGATATACCAAATTGGATTGCAAATAAGATTACAATAGAAATCAGTTTACACAGCGAAGCACACTTTGAACGTGCCTTTGCAGACATAGATGAAATATTGCAAGGCAACTACAAAAAAGTTAATAAAACAGAATTACAGCAGTTAGGTGTTATGAACCATATTGCTTGTGGATATGAAGATGCAATACTTGTGGATGATTTTCCTGCATTTGTGATCAATTACAAAACCAAATTTTACACTTGGGGAGTGCGTGGTGTAAAAGACGGAGTGTGGCAATTTTATGACAGTGATAGAGAATTAGCACACAGTAATTGCTGGCACAAAGATACACCATATATATTTGCAGGCAAAATGTACAAGTGTGGTACAATTGTAGGTGCTAAAGGTTTTGCAGAAAAATACAACATTAGACAAAAAGACAAAGACTTGATAGAATCTTATAGGCCTATTGATCCTATGAGCAATAACTTAGCAGAGCAAATACAACAACTAAATCACAGCATACCACAATGTACAATGTGTCCAAACAAAAGCAACACATTAGAAAAGATTCAACTTGACAAAAAGAAAATACTACCGTAATATAGTACAATAACAGACACGGAGTAAGTATGGCTATTCACGCAATGATCGATCTAGAAACACTAGACGTCACACCTGCCGCAGCAGTGCTAACAGTTGGTGGTGTAAAGTTTGATCCATTTTCAGACGCAGAACCACACAGTGAGTTTTATTACAAACTGGACATTGACAGTCAATATCGCAAAGTAAATGATGATACTATTGCTTGGTGGGGACAACAAGATCCTAAAGTACAAGAAGAAGCGTTCTCAGAAGAAGGACGTACAGCAATGGATACTTTTATTGAAATGCTTCCCAAATGGATGGTAGGTGTTGATGTCCTATGGGGACACGGATACGGTTTTGATATTACAATCATCGAAGATATGTGTCGGCAATGTAGCAAACCTATTCCTTGGCAATTTTGGCAAGTGAGAGATAGCAGAACATTATTTGCATTGGCAAAGACAGATCCACGCAAATCTATGCAAAGTGATTTGCACAATGCACTAGCAGATGCATACTTTCAAGCAAAAGGTGTGCAGATGGTTTACAAAGAATTAGGAGTAAAAAAATGACAGATGGACCATTTAAAGCAGCGTTTGACGCTGACACAGACGGAGTGATCCGTAGAGAGATTATCACATATCGTATGAAGAACGGTATTATGGTAAAAGAAGAAGCAAGCCGCGATTATTACAAATCAGGCGACTATCATGATTCAAACAACAGCAAACCACTGATGCATCAATAATATGGAGAATAGTCCTATAAACACACTACAGCAGTTGATGGCAATCACAATGGAAGAGTGTGGTGAACTTACTCAACGTTGTAGTAAAATAATGCGCAAGTATGAAACTTTAGACTTGATCGAAGAAGAACAACGTGTTAAACTAGTAGAAGAACTAGGCGATGTATTTTGTATGATGGAACTAATGGTTGATCATAATATCACAGACTGGATTGAACTGCAAGAACGAGCAGACGTAAAATTAGAAAAACTTAAAAAGTGGAGCACACTTGTAGAATGAAAGAACTATGGGTAGAAAAGTATCGTCCAAAGACAGTGGACGGTTATGTATTTAGAGATGACGCACAAAGAAATCAAGTTAAAACATGGATCAAAGATAAAACTATTCCGCATTTGCTTTTTAGTGGCAATGCTGGCATTGGTAAAACTACTCTTGCTAAATTACTTTTTAATGAGCTTGATGTAAATCCATTAGACATATTGGAAATCAACGCAAGTCGCACAAACAGTGTAGATGATGTGCGAGACAAGATTGTTGCGTTTGTACAAATGATTCCGTTTGGTGACTTTAAGGTTGTGTTGCTGGACGAGGCTGATTACTTGTCGCCAAACGCACAGGCAGCATTGCGTGGTGTTATGGAAGAATATCACAGCACAGCAAGATTTATACTAACTTGTAACTATCCAAACAGAATTATTCCAGCTATTCACAGTCGTTGTCAAGGTTTCCATATTGCTAAGATTGATCAAACAGAGTTTACTGCTAGGGTAGCAGAGATTTTGATTACAGAAGGTGTTACTCCGGACTTGGATGTGCTAGACACATATGTAAAAGCAACATATCCAGACTTGCGCAAGTGTATCAATATGGTGCAAATGAATTCAGTTGAAGGCAAACTTGTTAGCCCACAAGAAGGTGATAGTGGCGAAAGCGACTGGAAACTGGATATGGTAGAACTGTTCAAAGCAGGCAAGATCCATGATGCACGTAAGTTGTTGTGTGGCACTGTGCGAGCAGAAGAAATGGAAGAAATATATCGTTGGTTGTATGACAACATTGAACTATTTGGCGATGACGAAAAGCAGGATCAAGCAGTGTTGATTATCAAACAAGGACTAGTGGATCACACATTGGTTGTTGATCCAGAGATAAACTTAGCAGCAACATTAATTAGATTGGGAGCATTATGACATATATTGTAAATGACGCTTGTATTCGTTGCAAGCACATGGACTGTGTAGAAGTATGTCCGGTGGACTGCTTCTACGAAGGTGAGAACATGTTGGTAATTAATCCAGTAGAATGTATCGACTGTGGCGTATGCGAACCAGAGTGCCCAGCAGATGCTATTCAACCAGATACAGCACCTGGAACAGACGAATGGGTAGTGTTTAATCAAAAGTGGTCAGACATTTGGCCAAACATTACAGAAATGCGTCCAGCGGATGTACCAGAAGACGCAGAGCAATGGCACGGTGTTGAAGGCAAAATGGAATACTTCAGCGAGGCACCAGGAAAAGGAGATTAAATGTTTAGTAAACAATGTAAAGCACACCTAAATGAAGTAGGAGAAACTGGATTACAGCATATGGGTAAAGCACTAAAAATTGCAGTAAAATTACAGTTACTTGTGCCAGTATTGATTATACACGCAGTAGCACCAAGATTTTTTACAAAAACTGCAAGTAATACGATGAGAAAAATTTTGAATGACCGAGAATAAAAATTTGATAAATGATATTGTAAGAGTTAGTGTATTAGAAGAAGAAATTGAATATTACAAAACACTTTTACAGCCTAGTGACACTGGGCATATCCATACAACAATAAATTTTTTAAGTCAAAGACTATCTAACATCAAAGGAGAATTAGCGGGATGGCCGTTCGATTAGTAAGTTACACAAAAGCAACAGAAGAATTTGTAAAAGAAGGTATCAACAACGATGACTTGTTGGATTTGGTTGCGTTTTGTGCTAGGGTGAGTAATCCTGCCAATCAAATGAATTCAGAAACAAGTGAAAAACTTGTAAAATATTTGATTAAACACGCACACTGGTCACCACTAGAAATGGTGAACGTGTGTATGGAGATTGATACTACACGTGATATTGCACACCAAATTGTACGTCATCGTAGTTTTGCTTTCCAAGAGTTTAGTCAGCGTTATGCAGAGCCTGGCGAAATGGGTGAAGTATTTGTTACCAGTGAAGCAAGACTACAAGATACTAAAAATAGACAAAATTCAATTGAGCTGGATTTGGGTGCAGATGGTAACGCAGAATTAATGGCAAAGTGGGAAGAAATGCAACAAGACGTTTGCTTTACAGCAGGTAAAGCATACGATTGGGCTGTTAATAATGGTATTGCAAAAGAAGTAGCACGTAAAGTATTGCCTGAGGGTTTAACAAAAACTAGATTGTATATGAATGGCACACTACGTAGTTGGGTGCATTATATTGAGTTGCGAGGTGCAAATGGGACACAAAAGGAACACATGGAGATCGCTTGGGAGTGTGCTAAGGTCATCGCAGAGGTATTTCCTCTCGCAGCGGAACTCACAGATGCCAGCAACAATTGAAGTTGATATTGAATGGAATGAACACTACGCATGGTGGCCTGTGCGTAGTAGTTGGAGTAAAAAGCGTATCTGGTTAAAAAAGTATCACGTAGGTGAAATCTTTTACGATGCTATGGGTAGGCCACCAATAAAGGAAAAAAGTTGGAAACTCATTTACACTGAAAATGAGTATTTGATGTATCTGTTAAAGCAGGATGAAGGTAAATGGGATCATCCTTTGGACAATAGTGTCTTTAAAAGTGTAAGGGCTACGTAGCCCTTACTTTATGCGTCTCCGTAAATAGCGAGAACTTCTTTTACCGCCTCATGTCTTTCAATATCTCCTTTGTGGAAACGAACTGTGCTGATTCTTTCACTTTGTCTTTCTTCTAAGTGACGGATAAAATCAATTAGTCCGTTGTCTTTTAATCTATCTGCTTGGGCTAAATCACCTGTAACTACCATTTTACTATTAGTACCAATACGTGTTAGCAGCATTTTCATTTGATTAGGTGTTGCGTTTTGCATTTCGTCAGCAATGATATAGGCATCTTTAAACGTTCGTCCACGCATATATGCCAGTGGTGATATTTCTATCACACCTTCTTTTATCATGCTTTCAATTTCGCCTGAATAAAAATATTCTCTAAACACATCAAATATAGGTCTTGTCCAAGGTGCCATTTTTTCTTCTAGCGTACCTGGCAAAAATCCTAAATCTTCGTCTGCACTTACTGCTGGTCTTGTAACAACAATACGTTCTACTTCTCCTGCAATAAATGCTTTAACCGCTGCCTGACAGGCTAGTAATGTTTTACCTGTACCTGCTGGACCAATACCAAAGACTATGTCTTTACCCGAATCCAGTAATTCTAGGATATATTCTTCTTGGCTGCGATTTCTTGGAAGTAATTCAACTGAATGTTGTTTTTTTGGAAGGAAATTGTTTAGTTTTACTACGTTAGTAGATGATTTAATATGTGCTTGCCTTTTGGCTCTAGCTTTACCCATTTAGTCCTCCTATGAGTTGAACAGGGTGATTTTTCCTTTGCAGGAAATCCTTCCCTGCTAAGGTATTTACTTTCGATGCACAATCATAATGTGCGTACTGAATTATTTTTCTTTATAAACACAATGTGATAAATATACTAAAGCGAGGACAGTCATGCCACAAATATTAGATACACTAGATGTAATTGAAAATTTATCTTCCATTTATGAGAATGATAGATCATTTGCTATACTCAAAGATTTTGAAAGAGTAATTGATGAGTTGGGCATCTATGTTTATAAAAATTGGGACGAAGGTGAATTGGCAGCAGGACCTGAAGTAGATCGTCATTGGGTCAAATGCACTTTTATGTGGCCTGAGAAAGACATGCCTGATCCAATGGGCGGCAAAAGATTATTAGATTATGACTGCAAAATTTCTTACGAAAAAAGCAGTATTATCAAACCTCGAAAAATTAAAAAGCCAGATGATATTCGTCCAGGTACTAAAAAAGGCAAACTGGATAAACTGCCTGTTTGGCTAGTTCATATTGAAATGCCTAAGAAGTTGATTATTAGTATATATGGTGGCGATGTAGAAAAGATAGAACTACCTGATACAGAAGCACAAGCAAGCTCACCAGCACCAGCAGCAGGAGCAATGCCAGCACCAATGCCAGGCGGTGACTTAGGCGGAGCAGCACCAGCAGGTGATGCAGCACCAGCAGATACAGGAGCAGTATAATGGGATTACGTGCAGGAGATTTACACGACTTAGTAAAACCAGTTTTTGAAGTAGATAGCTATCGCAGTAAAATGGGCAGTGATGCAAATATTGTTGTTGTAAGTTTTAGCGTAATGGAACAACAGGCTGCAAAAGATCTTGTAGATTTTATAGAAAAAGGCTATAACTTTGTGCTAGATGCAGATGCTACTCCAGGTGAAATTGATGAGGGTATTTACAAAGTATTTGTAGAAATGGAACGTAATCCAAGAGTGTCATCTCAAGTTTTAGAACTACTAGATGGCGTAGGCAAACTAGCAGAGGTTGAAGACTTTAGATTCCGTTATTACAAAAGTTTTACAAGCAAGCCTGCAAGTTTAGATAACCTACAAGAAATGATACCGGGTGATACAAGTTCATATGATCAAATTGTAAGCGAAAGTGGAGTCAATAATTTTAAAGATTTCTTTAACAAAAGTTATCTAGAATCAACAGAGATGTTTGGCGATGCATTATTGGTCAAAAAAGCATATGCAGATCCACTTGCATTTACTGTAAAAGACTTTAGCAATACACATCAAATCAACGAAAGCATAAAAGAAAAAATCAATATGAACGATTATGCCGAGATATTGTTTTTAACTAAATACCTTGGAGATTACAACGTAATGAAATTTGGAAACAAAACTCTTACGTTTGAAAACGAAGGACATACTCTTGTCGTCGAAAGACTATAAACAAAACTATTGTGAAAATTGTGGGAAACCATCTCATTGTGGTACTCCTTACTATGACGAATTACAAAACTACGATGAGCCGCCAAGAACAACAAAAATATGTGATACCTGCAGGTGCGGCCACTGCTCAAAAAAAGGATACAAATAATGGCTGTAGAAGATTTTGAATTTGAATTTACAGAAGAAATGGCAATCGAACTGCTACGTGGAAATGAAGAAGCAGAAGATTGGTATGATGCAATGTGTGAGATACTTCCACTTTGGGAAGTAGAAACACCAGAACGTGTGGCAATGTTTATTGCACAATGCGGACACGAATCAAACAACTTTAAAGTACTAAGCGAAAACTTGAATTATAGTGCAAAAGCACTTAACGCAATCTTTCCGAAATATTTTGAAAGAGCAGGTAGAGATGCACAAGATTATCACAGACAACCTAGAAAAATTGCTAACGTCATTTACGCAAACAGAATGGACAATGGCGATACTGACAGCGGCGATGGCTGGAGATTCCGTGGTGGCGGAATACTACAACTTACAGGACGTTACAATTACACCAAGTTTGGTGAAGAAGTAGAAATGAGCCCAGAAGAAGCAGTAGAATATGTGCGTACCAAAAAAGGTGCATTGGATAGTGCTTGCTGGTTCTGGGACACAAATGATATTAACAAATATGCAGATGCAAGAGATATCAAAGGTGCTACAAAACGAATTAACGGTGGTTACATTGGTTTAGAAGATCGTAAGAAGCATTACGAACACGCAATGGAAGTGCTAGGTGGACATTGGGAACCAAGTAAAATTGTATATGAAACAGTACGACTAGGATCACGTGGTCCAACAGTACGTGCAGTACAAGAAGAATTAGAAATTGGTGCAGACGGTATTTTTGGTAGAGGTACAGAAGCACACGTAAAAGCGTGGCAAGAAGAAAATGGACTTACACCAGATGGTGTAATGGGTCCAAAATCACTTGCTATGCTGTTTGGAGAAGACTGATGAGCGAACCAGTAGATGACAAAGGTAAAATGGAAATACAATTACGCATTCTAGGCAACGAATTGGTTGCCATTAGAATGACTGTAGATGACTTTAAAATGAAATGGTTGTTTTTAGGCGTAATTGCAATTGTTGCATTAGGATGGGCAGCAAGTAGTTTTGGTCCAGACTTAATCGGAATGTTTGGAGAGTAAGGTGAGACTTGCAGGAATATTACTGGTAGTAATAATTGCAATGGGAGGCATTGGTTATTGGTACTACAATGACACACAGGCTCGTATGGCTATCCTGCAAGACAACAATGCTAAACTAAACATAGCAGTACAAACAAATGAAGCAGCATTAGAAAGTTTGCAAGCAGACTATGCTAGTGCGCAAAACGAAATAAGCAGTTTAAATGCAGCATACACTGCAATACGCAGACAAAATCAAAGACTAGCAGATAAACTAGAAAAGATTGATTTAGAAGCAGCCGCTATTGCTAATGCAGAAGGCATCGAACGTGCAGTTAATGCAGGCACTGTAAATGCTGGTAGATGCTTTGAATTACTGTCGGGGGCAGAACTAAATGAAAAAGAAAGGACAGCAAAAAATGACATCGCTTTTAACAAAGAGTGTCCTTGGCTTTACGATACTTATAAGTCTCGCGGCCTGCTCGACGAAACCCCAGCAGATTGAAGTTAGTGCTAAACCAATAGACAAACCTGAACTTGTACTTCCACCTGTGGATGAACTAAACATGAAAAAAGTTGAATGGATTGTTATCAACGAAGCAAATGTAGAAGCAGTGATTGAAAAATTAAAAGGTAGTGATGGCGCATTTGCAGTATATGCATTAACAGGAGAAGGCTACGGAAATTTAAGTTTAAATTTCTCAGACATACGTGCATTAGTACAACAGCAACAAGCAATGATAGCAGCATATGAAGGATATTATCAAGCAGCCGAAGAGGCAATGGATAATGCTGTAACAAAGGAATAAATACACACATAATAGGAGGGCTAAATTATGTGGGAAATGATACAAAACATGGCGAGCGATCGCACGTGGATTTACACTAGCATAGCAGGCAGTATTGCAGGTGCTATGGTACTAGCATATTTAAGCACAACAAGAGTAGGACTATGGGGCTATGCCAAGTTTGACCTGATGGTTGATTATTTGGTAGAGCGTTGGGGATTGACCTGGTTAGAACAACCAGAGGATGCTTGGAGAAAGAAGTATCCAAAAATTACAGCAAAGATTGATTCAATTGAGGCACGACTAGACAAATTGGAGGGTAAAGATGCCAAGGAAAAAACCTGAACAACTAAAAAGTGCAGCACCAGCAGCAGCACCTACGCCAGCAGCAGCACCAGCTCCTGCTCCGGCAGCACCAGTAATTCAACAAGCGGCGCCAGCACCGCAACCTGCAGGGGACTATCATCCAGCAGACGTAAATGGCGATGGAGTTGTTAGCCAAGAAGAACTAGCAATGGAACTAGAGTTTAGACGCAAAGCACTTGAAGACCAAGATGCAATGCGTGATGCACAACGTAAAATGGCTTGGTTTAGTTTAGCAGGTATGCTACTGTATCCTTTTGCTGTTGTGCTTGCAGTATTATTACAATTGTCACAGGCAGCAGATGTATTAGGATCAATGGCTGCAACATACTTTGTGTCAGTTGCTGCAATTGTTGCTGCATTCTTTGGTGGACAGGCATACGCAGGCAAGTCATCAAGTTCAGCTAAAAAACGGTAGGGTGTAACTAAGTAATAGTATGGACTATTACAAAACACTTGGCGTACCAAAAAATGCCACACAGGATGATATAAAACGTGCTTATAGAAAATTAGCAAAAGAACATCATCCTGATCGTGGCGGCGATCAAAAACTATTCCAACAAATAAATGAAGCACACGATACCCTAAAAGATCCTGCTAAAAGACAGCAGTATGATAATCCCCAACCCCGTGCAGATTTTAATATGAATTCGCAAAATATGAATGATATCTTTAGTCAATTCTTTGGCGGTGGAATGCAGCAGCGTATGCGCAGAAATCGTGACGTTACAATTAACGTTAGAGTAAGTTTACAAGACGTAATGACAGGCAAAGATGTGGTAGGCAAGTATAGACTAAACAGCGGTAGAGAAGAAGTTGCTAACATAAAAATACCAGCAGGTGTTGAAGACAATCTTGTTATGCAGTATAGAGGATTAGGTGACGATATTATACCAAATGCACAACGTGGAAATTTAAATGTAAAAGTCACTGTAGAAAAACATCCTACTTTTGTAAGAGATAGGTCGCATTTACGCACAAAGTGTAGTATAAATGTATTAGAACTAATTTTAGGCACAGAAGTAATAGTCAATAATTTATTAGGCGAACAAGTTAAGGTTAAAATTCCCAAAGGTACAAATCCAGGCACAATATTAAGCATCGCAGGACATGGCTTGCCTGATATGAATACAAGACGTGTTGGTAATTTATATTTAGAAATTAAAGGTGTAACACCTAAAATAGATAATTGGGATTTAATTGAAAAGGTTAAGGAAATAAAAGATGGAACTAGTATTAGCACCAGACGGTAGATTAGAAACAAAACTAGAACGATTTGATTTTGCACAAATGCATCCTGCTCCTGTTGCACTAGACATGATGGATTTGATGAACAAGCACAATGGATTAGGATTGAGTGCTAACCAAGTTGGATTTCCATGGCAAATTTTTGTTATGCGTACAATTATTAACAAAAGGCTAGGATCTCCAATTGTTGTTATGAATCCAATTATCAAAGGACTTAGTGAAGAAATTGAAGCAGGTGTAGAGGGCTGTTTGAGCCACCCTGATCTTATTCTAAAAGTTAGACGTCCAATCAGTTGTATGGTAGAATTTGATACCTTGACAAATGACATGAAAGATGTTATACACGTAGAGGAAAAGTTTGATGATATTGATGCACGTATCTTCTTACACGAATACGATCACTTGTACGGTATTCAGTTCATCGATAGAGTAAGCAAATTAAAACTAGAAATGGCAGAAAAGCGCAGACTTAAAAAACAAAAAAGGAAAGTTAATGGTTGAACCTAGCAAAGAGTTACAAGCTGTATTTGACAAAGCAGTGAAAGATGCAAGAGTATTAAAGCATGAATATGTAACTCTTGAACACTTGCTGTATGCAATGCTTTGTGAAGAAACATTTAGCACAATTGTAAATGGGTATGGTGCAGATGTAGAATACATTAAAAAAGAGCTAGAACTGTATCTTAAAACAAAACTAGATGATATTAAAATTGAATTGGAAGGCAAGTGGAAGCCTAAGAAAACAAGCACAGTTGAACGTGTGTTAAACCGTGCGTTTACACAGGTTCTTTTCCAAGGTAGAAATGATATACAAATTTCAGATGTATTTACAAGTATTCTTGCTGAGAAAAAAAGCTGGGCATATTTTATTACACAAAAAGTTGGTATTGAAAAGAGCAAGTTCCAAAACTATCTCAGCAACGAAAGCGATATCTTTGATAACGAAGAAGAAGCAGTTAATCAAGGTGCTGCAAACAAAGCACTAAGAGACTTTACAACTGATCTAAATGAACAAGTAAAAGTTAATAAAATTGATCCTGTGATTGGACGTAACGAAGAAATTGAACAGGTTGCTCTTGCGTTAGGACGTAGGACAAAAAGCAACGTGCTTATGGTAGGCGATCCAGGTGTAGGTAAAACTGCTATTGCAGAAGGACTTGCTTTCCAAATTGTACAAGGCAATGTGCCTGAATTCTTAAAAGAATACAAGGTTTATAGTTTAGACATTGGTGCTATGCTTGCTGGATCAAAGTATAGAGGTGATTTTGAAGAGCGTTTTAAAATGGTATTGCAAGGACTAAAAGGCAAAGGCAAAACCATTATGTTTATTGACGAAGCACACATGATTTCGGGCGCAGGTGCAGGAGGTGGAAACAGTGCAAATGACTTGGCTAATATGTTGAAGCCAGCATTGGCAAAAGGCAACATCAGTGTTGTTGCAAGCACCACTTGGGAAGAGTATCGCAAGTACTTTGAAAAGGATCGTGCGTTGATGCGCAGATTCCAGCGTGTAACAGTAGATGAGCCTAGCAAAGAAACAACGCTGGAAATCCTCAAAGGTGTTAGGAAGTACTATGAGGAGTTCCACGGTGTGTTAATTGAAGATGATGCACTACAGGCCAGTATTGATTTGAGTTGTAAATATCAAACTGACAAAAAATTGCCAGATAAAGCAATTGACCTGATTGATGTTGCGTGTGCTAGATTTAAAGTGCGTGATATCACAGAAAATAAAATAGTTAATAAAGACAGCATCCAATATGAACTTGCAAAAATGATCAAGTTGCCTGAAGAACAGGTTAAAGAACGTGAAAGCGAAAACTTGGCACACTTGGAAGAAAACTTGAAGAAAGTTGTGTATGGACAAGACCAAGCAATTGAAGATATTGTTGATAAAATCCTAGTTGCACAAGCAGGACTTAAAAGCGAAAACAAACCAATTGGATCGTTTGTGTTTATGGGTCCAACAGGTGTAGGTAAAACAGAACTCGCTAAACAGTTGAGCAGTCAAATGGGTGTGAAACTTGTGCGTTTTGATATGAGTGAATATCAAGAGAAACACAGTGTATCCAAGTTGATTGGTTCACCTCCGGGTTATGTAGGTTATGAAGATAACGCAGGCGGTTTGTTGATTGAGAAATTACAAGAAAATCCAAACTGTGTATTGTTGCTTGATGAAATTGAAAAAGCACACCCAGATGTCAGCAGTATTCTATTGCAGATCATGGACAATGGTACTATTACGGGTAGCAATGGTAAAGAAGCAGATGCACGTAATTGTACGTTGATTCTTACTACAAACTTAGGTGCGCAAGATGCAGAAAAGAACGCCATTGGTTTTGGTGATAGTTTTGAGAAGGACTATGAAGACACTAGTTTGAAAAAGTTCTTTACACCAGAGTTCCGTAATAGACTAGATGGCGTGATTACATTTGGCAAGTTAAGCAAAGAAGTTATGCTAAAAATTGTTGGCAAGTTCTTGTTGGAACTAAAGTCTCAAGTTGTTGCAAAAGACATTGCTATTACTATCACAGACGAAGCATTGGATCATTTGGTAGATGCAGGCTTTGATAGGAAAATGGGTGCTCGTCCATTACAGCGTGTAATTGATAATGAGATTAAACGTCCATTGTCAAAACTGATGTTGTTTGGTGATTTACGCAACGGCGGTAGTGTAACAATTGATTACAGACAAGATGAGCTAAAGTTGGATTGCGAAATCGAAGAACATGAGACTGTATGAAAGTAAAAAACTACACTATGGCAAGTACCTTTACAAACTTGCCATAGTGAATAGCCTTGCTAGTTATTTTAGAACAGAGTTCCAGCCCAAAGGCGACCTAAAATGGTGTAAAAAAAGACTTGACGAAGTACAGAGTTTCTTTAGACCAAACACACAATATATAGAAAAACCTTGGGGTAACGGTGGCAGATTTAAAGACACAATTCCTGTGGAACATTTCTTTGATGCTATAGACATTTATAGACATTTAAAAAAACACACAGAATACAAAATACGCTGTGAAATGAATACACTACACATTTATTCTAATGATAGAAAAATGATTGTGGATTTAGGAAATAAATTAAGACAACGTTATGTTGAATTGTGGGAACCAAATCCAAACAATGTAACACTATTACAAAACAACACAAATATTATATTGGTTAATAAAACACCAGAATATGAATACAAAATTACACTAGGTAAAAAACCAGGACAACCTAGTTTAGCAAAGTGGGTTGATAACAATCCCAAACTGGCAAAAATGGGCGAAATAGCAAAAGAAGAATGTCTCAAAGGTGGCTACATTAAAGGTTATTACTTCCATGTGAGAGACAACAAAGCATTGAGTCTTGCACAGTTGTTGGTAGGTGACAACATACAAAGAATAGATAAATTTGTGTATGTGCCTACATAGATAAATACTGTATGGAACATTTTATCAATATCATTTACAAAGAAAATGCGGACTCTCACGGGATAGCCGAGTGTATTGCAAGTGGCTCAAATATACTTACAGAAAGCAGTATTGATTTTTACACAGGTGAGTTAGACACCAATGAAAAAATTATTACAATGGCATTGCCTGAAGCAGTTAAAGATATTGATAATGCAGCACAGGACATTGCTATGAGACTTTTTGAATTTGGACTAAAAGATTTTGATATTGAAATCACAGAAGATGAAACTATTGCACGTACATTAAGACGTGGTATGCGTGGTGATGATGTCAAACGCATACAAAGAGAAATTGGTATGCCGGCAGCAGACCAAGATGGTATTTTTGGTCCAAAAACCGAACGTGCTGTAAGAGCATTCCAGCAAAATGCAGGTATCCAAGTTGATGGTATTGTAGGACAACAAACACAAAGTGCTATATTAAAATATAGAATGCCGGGCACAGGTGTGGCTGTGCAACAACCAGGTCCTGCATACATTGATGCACCATATCCTAAAACACAGCCTCCAGTAGGTAAAAGCGAGTTAAGGAAAAGAAAAGAACGTGAAAGAAATCTCAAGGTAGCAACACCTCCGGAAAGAAAAGTAGGACAATTGCCAAGAGATCAAAAATCTGGTGGTGTTGGTGTTGGTGTTTATGACCCAGACAAAAACGATCCTAGAGACGATAGCCTCAGTGGCTTTAGAAAAGGTGAAGCACCAAAAAGTATGTTTGCTACAGGGAAAGCCGGACACGAAGATAAAGGATATGCTTATGTTATTCCTGCACCAGAAGGATTAGGTTATTCAGTAATTCTTCCAGGTGGAGATCTTTGGAGAGAACTTAACAATGGTATGGGCAGAAGCAGCAGCGAAGAAAAAGCACAATCAGCAGCAGATCGTATTAACAAACAACAAGGATTAACAGTACCAACAGGCGGCGATGATGTAGAAGTTGATACATCAAAAATAACTAAGCCTGAAATAGTTACTCCACAAGGATTAGGAAAACCATCTGATTCGGGTGATTCAAATTTTCAAGGCGGAAGTAGTATAACTGGTACAGGGACAACAAGTGGTCCGGCTGGTATGACTGCACCTGATACAGACGATGAATTTAGTGTAGATCCAAATGATGCAACGCAAAGACAAAATATTCAGCAACAAAAGTGGGAAAAGAAATACGGTAGTGCTCCAAGAGATTTAAGTGCAGGACTACCTGCAGAATTTACAACACAATATTTAAATCCAGCACTAGATGATTTAACAAGCGATGCAGCAAAGGATCTTGCTACGGAATTAAAAGGCGCACCACCGCCAGTGGCTAGACTTGTAATGGATAGAATGGAAAAAATGTTAGGTATTGAAGACGGTGATGAAATACTAGATATGGCAAGAGAAATTGAACAAGAAGAGCCTGATCAAGCAAGTGCGCTATCTACATTAGCAGAAATTTACAAACAATTAGAGGATACAGCAATGCCAAAAGATGAAAGCGTATCACCACGTCCAAAAGGTGCATTTATGTTCCGTGAGCGTAACGAATGGAATGCTCAATTTAGAAACACACACAACATTGATGGTACTCCTAAACAACTTACAGAAAGCATCGAAGACTACGAAGTAACTTATGAAGACGATGATAAGTTTTACGAAGACTATGGCGTTATGTGGTACAACGAAGATGAAGTAGTTGATGAAGCTGAATACCAAGGACGCAAAGTTAAACTAGGCAAGCCTATGGCAGGTGATGTTAAGAAGTTTAAAGTGTATGTGAAGAATCCAAAAGGCAATGTTGTAAAAGTTAATTTTGGACAAAAAGGTGTTAAGATTAAAAAAGACAATCCTAACCGCAGAAGAAGTTTCCGTGCTAGACACAACTGTGATAATCCAGGACCACGTCACAAGGCACGTTATTGGAGTTGCAGAAAATGGTAAAAATTAATGAATTCCACGACATGGATATTCCACAAGAAATAATCCCAAAGCCGGATTATGATGTACCTAGTGATTTGTTGATTTTTATGCGTAACGATCCAATGTTTTATCGCAAGAACTTTTTTCCAGCAATAGAAAGTTACAAAGAAGATACAAAAAACACTGCACCACTGGAAAATATGGTAAAGCGTGGGCTAGGTGAATATTGTAATAAATTTAAAATTGAAAATCCAAAAGAAGAACTTATGGGCGAAGGCGACATTATTGATTTGGTGCGTACTATAATTGCTGACGAAATGGAAGATCAGGATGAAAATAAGTGATATATTGGATAGAATTTGGAAAGGTCCTGCAGATAACTTCAGTGCTATGATGACAGCAGTGGTAGCAATGTATGCCAGAACTAGACGTCATCCTAAATCAGTGCCCGACGAATATATGAAAATGTTAAAAAAACAATTTCCTGATGCAAAACCATTGGATATGCGCAGAGCTATAGAAAAGGCTGACATATAATGGATATAGCAGAATTACAACACTTAGCAGGCATACGCAATAAGTTCACAGGTTTTACTCCATATGTTCCTGAAAACATGAGTATTACTGGTACAGAAAAATCTAAAATACAACGAAAGAAAAAAATACAACCAGGCACCGAAGAATGGTTCAAACTATGGTTTAGCCAACCACACTTAACAGGGGAGAAACCAGTAGATTGAAACGCTGGCTTTACAAAACTTGGCGCAGTTGGAATCCGTGGTATACACTTGAAGTTGATTACCGTGGTACAACCAAGCGAATTATTGTAAAAGACTTTAAAAAGAAAACACCTAAGCACATAAAAGGTATTAACAGTGACGGTGAATGGTTTGAATTAAAAAGTGATGCACCTATGGACTATTATGTACAAGAATACAAGGCAGATTTACAATGAGAATACACCATATAGATGAAGGCGTTGGACGTATCGTAAAAGGTGTCAATACTACAGTTGATGTAGGTGTTGATCAAACACGTATCGAAGCAGCAAAGTTTGGCAATAAAGTGGATAAAGACGGGCGTCCTCCAACACTTTCAAAGAAAGTTAAAGGCAATAGCACAAATGTAATGTACAATTTAGGTATGGTAAAAGAACAACGTTATACAGCAGCCGAATGGGCTATTATGGAAGGTGGACATACGTTAGAAGAAACCACACCACAACTTAAAAAGCCAGGTAGAATATTTGCAGCACTTACAGAAGATGTAAAAATAGACAACAAAGAAGGTTGGGGTTCTGTACCTTGGAATCAAGAAGTAGACTATAGAGGTTTGCGTGTTAAAATGAAACCAAGTGTATTCATCAACCTAGCAGCAAGTCGCAACGGCGAACCACCTGTGCCTAAAGTAGTACAATATGTAAAAGACGGAGGTGCTATTGGTGCTCCGTTCCTACAAATATTTGTAGATGATGATGACAGTCAAATACCAGAAGTGCGTGGTCACGAAGGACGCAGCCGAATGGCTGCTATATTAGAAGTACACGGTGACGTACCAGTAGAAACACACTTGTTCTTCCAAGGTAAAGTAAATCGCAACAGACACATTACACCAGAGTTTGTTGAAAAGATTCAAAGATATTTAATCAGCGAAAATGACAAAATGGTAAGAGGGCCACTGTTTGAGATTTAGTGAGATCATAGAAAACTTTGCTGACGGTAAGAAAAAAGGCAAAAGCAGACCAGGGCGTGTAAAACGTTCAGGTGCTAGTTGTAAAGGATCGGTGACTGATTTGCGCAAACGTGCAAAGAAGTATTCAGGCGAACGTGGTAAAATGTACCATTGGTGTGCTAATATGAAAAGTGGAAGAAAGAAAAAATAATGGATATAGAGTATTACGTTAAAAAACTTAAAGAACACGAAGAACAAAGAACTAGCACTAACGAACGTAATAACTTTTGGAGGCAATACAATGAAAATAAATGAACTATGTGAAACAACAGCAGCCGCAGTAGCAACAGTAGCCACTCCAGTAGGCGGTATGATCAGTCGTCAAATGAAAAACCCAGACGGTACTGCTAAAAATGCACTAGATGTTGATACAAACCTACTAGGTGGAAAAGCAAAGAAGAAGAAGGCAAAGAGCTCTAAAGATAAATAGTATAGTAATTACTATTGGAGCATTATAATGACTGAAAAAGCCACAAAAGAAAGCGGCCTTCAAAGACATATCGGTATTAAAAAATACGGTAAAAAAGGTTTTGAGGAACTACAGAAGGCCGGTCGCGAAGGCGCAAGCGAAGAAGAAAAAGGCGCAATCAAAGATAAACATCTTCCTAAAAAGAAAACAAATGAAGGATTAGCGGATCTTGCTGATATGGCAGAACGTGATCACGAAGTACAAATGGCACGTAGCGATTTGTATAAAATTGCCAAGTATGCTATCAAACTTCACGAAATGATGAAAAACGTAAGTGAAGCAGAAGGAATTGAAGGATGGCAACAAGCAAAAATCACAAAAGCAGCAGACTATTTAGGTAGTGTATATCACGCACTAGACTATGACACAAAGTTTGAAAGTGTTGAGATTCCAGAAGATGCAAAACCAAAGCAACATAAGCGTGTGTTAAGCGACAGCGAAGTAAAATCATACAAGGGTAGTTTAGCAAGCAAACTAGCGGAAGCAAAAGGTGTTTGCCCAGACTGCGGAAACCCAAGTTACACAACACTACCAGAAGAAAAACAAAAAGGTGTTGATGGCAAAGTATGCTGGAAAGGATACAAGCGTATGGGCACAAAGAAAAAGGGCGGTAAAACCGTAGATAACTGCGTTAAAATGTAATGAAAATTAAAGAAGTCATATCGGAAAAATGGAGCGCAAAATACAAGAAAAGTATTAACTGCTCCAATCCAAAAGGCTTCTCACAAAAGGCACATTGCGCTGGCAAAAAGAAAAGGAAAAAGTAATGGACTACAATGCACTACAACACAAACTGTTTGCTATGGATCCTACCGATCCAAAAGAAGATTTAGCAAAACTACGAGCACAAGCAGGTGGCAATGCTCCAGCGCCTGCACCACAAGTTGACTATATCGCAGAAAGTGCTAGTGTGCCAGAAGGTTCATTACAAATGGATAGAGACTACAGTGTAAGCGACTTTGCTGCACTTGCTGGTATTCGTTTAGATGAAAAACAAAAAATGGGCAGTGCAGGACAAGCAAAAGGCAAGGATCCTATGCCTAGCACAAGCAAACCTAGTCGTACTGGCGAACAACCGCATCCATTGAAAGACAAACTTGTAGGTGAAGATGTTCCCGGAATGCGCCCATTTAAGGCTGCACCTCCTAACCCAAAAAGTGCGCCGCCAGATAAAGCACTCGGTATGACACCTCCAGGTGCAGATTTTGGCAAAACTGCTAAAAGTGTAGATGATCATTTCCAAACTAAATTCATGTCAGACTTAGTCAAAGCATTTTATCGTGCTATTGGTAGATTAAAGCCTGATGCAGATCCACAAGATATCAAAAAAGCAGCACAAGCAGCAGCAAATAGTATGCAAGAATCAATGTATGAGCGTAGTCTAACCAAAGGCGAAGAAAAGAAAAAAGAAAAGTACGTCAAAGGTATGAAGAAAAACGCAGGCGACTTTAAAAAACGTTACGGTGATGATGCCGAAGCAGTAATGTATGCCACTGCAACAAAAAATGCAAAAAACGAATCTAGTATTGACAGTATTAAAGATCAATTATATGCTGCATTAAACAAAAAAATGAGTGACTGATGAAATTAACGGATCTAATATTTGAAAACACTGGAAGTTTAAAATCATTTATGGGTGCTGTTCGCGGTAACATGGGCGATAGATTAGGTCCTCAAAACCCTGGAAATCCAGATGGAAGTACTGTCAAAGAAATACAAACACAACTTAAACGACATCAGCTTCAAATTGCTAATCAACCACCAAATCCTAATCAAATAGCATGGGTAGGACCTGTAGATGGAAAATGGACTCCTGCACTAAGTGATGCTATTATACAATGGAAAAAAAGTATTAATTTACAAGAGCCAAGTGCAAGACTAGATGTAACCACAGCAGAATTAAGTCCAAGAGCATTAGAATATCTAGTTGCAAAAAAATTATACACCGATACATCAGTAAAAGGATTATTATATAAAAGTGCAGGTGGTGATGCAGAACCAAAAGATTATAAAAAATTTGTTTGGAGTGGCAGAACTTTTGATGTAGGACATCAGATAAACACTCCAACTAGTGCAATCCAAAACACCAAAGACTTTTTATTAGCAATTGGAGAATCTGGTTGGATAGCAATATTAGATGATTTTGTCAAAACCAAAGGTGTTAATTTATTTAAAGGAGATGCAAAAACTAGATCAGAAGCCAAAGCATTAGTTGCTTTAATGAAAGAAGTAGAAGCAGGACAAATGCGTCATCCTGTAATTTGGCTTAAGATATGGGAAGATAAAGTGCTCAAAAGAGAAGGCTTGAAAATGAAAGCTACTCTTCAGAGTGGTAACGAAATGCACTATTCTCCTAGACAGGCAGGCGGATACAAAGAATTTGGTAGTGTAAAAGAAGGTGCGCAACAATTATATAATTATTTTAGAGTGCTAGCCACAGGAATTCTAGCAAAATATAAAGAAGCCGTCGAAGCTGAATCTCCAGAAATAGATCCTAAAACAGGCGAACCAAAACCTCCTACAATGAACAGACAAGAACAAAACACTTGGGCAATGGATATGCAAAAAGCCCTTTATGAAGGTTGGTGGGAATTTGTTCCAGTATTTGGAGATCCAAATGATGAGGCATCTGTTAGAGATCTAATGCTTCAAGTTAGATCAGCGGAAGAGTATGATATTCTAACTGCAAAGTATGCTGAAATATTTGACAGAGATTTAAATGAAGATTTAGTAAATGAATTAGATGAGGATAGTTATAATAATTTTGTTGTTAGAATTTTAAGTAGATTAAACAGAATTAGACCAAACTTACTACATGCTAGTATTCCATTTGGAACAGCAGATAAAATTACCGTAACATTGGATAATGTAAAATATACTGTTATGAAAGAGCTAGAGAATGGCAGTGTTGTTCAAGTCAAGTATAGATCACGTATGATAAAAAATGTTATTCTACAGGATGCAGTGTTAAAGGCAGCAATAGAACAACAAAATGGAACTATTCCAGATGTTATTTCTAAACCAGCAGATGAATTCCTTGATGAAGCTGCACTTATTGTCATTGCCGCTGTTCAAGAAGAAGCAGCGTTTATGGTTCCATATTACACAGCATCTGAACCTTTTGATCAAATGACTGATCCAACTATGGGTGTTAAAAGAATTAAAGGTTTGCAGGAAAATGCAGCAAGAATGTTACAAAGCGGTATGGATTATAATGGCGTATTTAAATACATTATGGGCGAGTCTATTGAAGACGGAAAATGGTTGATATCAACAAAAACTGTACATTGGGATGCACAATGGAAAAATGTCAATAACAATATTGTTGGAAAACTAGATGGTATATTAGATGATATAGAGGCTACTGATGAACAACGTGATTTAGTAAATAGATTACATAAAGAAGATACTAGAGAAGAAGCAATGGCAGAAATACTTGCCGAAACAAATGTAAAAACATTTTATGAAGAAATTTATAGAATTTTTCCAGAACAACACAACAAACACTTTGACGAATATGTGTTGAATAACAAAACAGATCAAATAGTAGAGTATGTTGAAAAGGGTGCAGACTTTGAAGATCCTGCATTAAATAGTATTGTCAATGAAATTGGACTTGCATCTGCTGCACCTGCAATGACTGCTAGAACTTTTAAAAAGTCACTGCAAAGAGGATGGTGGAACATTACTAACAATGATGAAGATTTGGCCTTTGCACTAGTAACACAAATTCAAGAACCTTCTGATTATGCATTAGTAAATGAGTGGTATAAAAAACAAGGTGCAAGTGCTGCATTAATTGACGATATCGACGGAAGCGAATGGGCTTTAATCGGAGAAGGTAAAGCTGTTGAGTTACTAAAGAGAAGACTCGGTATAAACACAGAATTAGCAAGAGCAGGATTTGATCCTCAATTTGAGAATCTAATTCAAAAAGCCAAAAATGATCCTAGTGAAGAAAATTTAACACCTTTGAAAACTGTAATCGAACGTAATAGAACTAATTTGTTTTCTGTTACAAAAGACGATAAAGTTGTATCATTATCAGAAGATAAGATTAAAATTTTCTATGGCGAATTGACAACTATGTCAAAATCTATTTTAAAAGATTCCCCAGAAGCAGAACTTTTATTTGAAATTTTAGATGCAATGGTAGTAGCTGTTCAAAACACACATGACAAATTAAATAAGCCAAGTCTACTGCCAAATGAAAGAGGCTTAAAAGCAGCCAATGATGCTAGACTAAGAGCAGAAGAAGACTGGTTTGATTAATGTTTAAAGATTCTATCAAGGACTGGATAGAAAACTTTTTATGCAAAGATAATCCAGCATTTAACAATATGCCTCCTTGCCCATTTGCTAAACAAGCAATGTTAGATGACAAAATACTTTACTTGGAACTACAACCTTTACACATTCCAATGGGCGATTATTTTGTAGCAGAACTAGAAAACTTCAGCTATCATTGGCCTAAAGGTAAAGAAGTTGTTGTTATAGGCACAGATCCGCAATATATCTCAGCAGAAGAATTATCACTAGCTGTAGAAGGTGCTATGGCACGTTTTTTAAAAGACAGAGGATATATTGCATTAGAAGATCATCCTGATGCAGAAGAAAAAGTACAAGACGTTTGTGTAAATCAAGGCAAATATGCTCTTGTGCTATTACAGGAACGTGATAAACTAAAACGTGCAAGAAATATTTTACAGAAACAAGACTACTATAAATACTGGACACCCGAGTACTATGAAGAAGTAGTCAATGATATGTAGAATCAACTTAACTAAGACAAACTACAAACAAATAGATTTTAAGTTATTAGGTAAAAATGACTTTGCAAGTTGCGAACAAATATACAAACAATATATTGAACACAATGAAATAGAAAATCCACACCCTGTGTTTGAAGAAGAATGGAATCGCGAAGCAAAATACAATGCAGATGTACTAGGATACTACGATAAAGAAGATTTAGTTGCTTGGAGTTTAGTTTATAAATTTCCTAGCAAACAAACCATATTAGCAGATCAGTTTGCTTGGAACTATGAGAATCCTAAACTTAAACTAGGGTATCGCAGCATACGCAGCGAGTGTGCATACTACAAATCTAAAGCATACAAATACTTTATTTTAGGCGATCCTGATAAGTACAAAGAAGAACTGCAAGGTTATGAGATAATAGAAAGAGGTATGGATGGCATTTTTAGTGCATAGTTTACCACTACAATCAGTTTATGTGCGTAAAGAGTTTTTATATGATCACGAACGTGGCCACGGAGAATTTACCCCAGGCATTTGGGTAAGCGTAAAAAGCATAGAAGCAAAAGCATTGTATTTTGAAACACTATTAACAGACTATGGAGCATTATATGATAAACTACCTATCTCAGCATTTGTATGGAAAACTGACCACGGTGAACTACTTCCGCTTGATGTTCTTCAGTTGTGGGATTGTTTTGATTACGACATCACCGTTATCCAAAAACCATTATTGTCACGATGCGAATTTTTTGGTAAAGACAGACGTATGCATCCCGGTGAGTATTGCTTCACAATCGATAATTGTCACAGGGATACTTCCATCCTTGACACCAACTTCAGCGAACACGACCCTGAGCACAAATCATTTAATGTTATTAAACTGGACAACGGTCAATTCGCTGCTCAGCCTAACAATAGGGTTATCTGGCGTGATAGCTCCCTAACACCAGAAAACTTGCTAACACCAGACTTTAAAGTATGCACACAGAACTACAAAGTAGAAACAGAACCCAAGTGGAGCGTAGGGCATACTGAAGAATGGCAATATAAAACACTTGACGAAGAGTCAGAAACATAGTAATATTAACAGATAACTAAGGAGTAATATATGAGCGATCGTGTGTATGGCCCAGAAGAAAAGGCCAAACTAGAACGTCTTGTCCGTGAAGGCGTAACTGTATTACAAGAAATAGAAGATTTACAAGGCGGATTAAAAGAAACAATCAAAGCAGTTGCAGAAGAATTAAGTGTAAAACCAAGTTTGATCAACAAAGCAATTAAAGTAGCACAAAAACGTGACTGGAGTCGTGTTGCTGATGAATTTGAAGATTTAGAAACACTTGTTGCTACCACAGGATACGACAAAGACGCATAATGTACCGTATATTTGACGGTGCATTTAACATCACCAACGTTTGTAATTTAACTTGCAGTGGTTGTGAAAGTTTTAATAATTTTAACTTTCGCAATCACTTTCGTTTTGACGATTACAAAAACCTATACAAACGTTGGAGCGAACTGGTTAGTATAAATGTTGTTACTATACACGGTGGAGAACCATTTACCAATCCTGATATACTTAACTGGGCACGTGGTTTAAAAGAATTATGGCCCGA